CAAGTTTTTTCTTCTCATCGTCATTACACAGGTCATAAAACTTCTGGTAATTAATCTGTAAATCATAGTTAAGGTTCTTAACATCCTTCAACTCATTGAACATTGCACCATAGTATGCCTTGAAATGGTAATAACCCTTCTTCGTAACCTTATCCACTATCGCCATGTCTCCAGATGTTCTGTTTATTATATAATCACCTGGATTAAATTTTGGTTCAATCATAACACTATAAATTTAATTTAATCAAGAATGTCCTGTACTCTCTTTTTATCACACTCGTTGATTTTATTTACCATTTCTTTGAAACTGTTTACTGCTTCTACCATGCCAGCTTCTTCCTGCTGCTGTTGCTGTACGCCTCTGTCATAAAGTGCAAGCGCATCTTTTCCAAGCATAGCAGCCACATCACGTCCTGTGAAATTAACTTCATTAAGTCGTTCTTTATTCTCAGCCATAGTTTCTCTTCTTAATTTAATCTTCTCATTAGTTTTATTGATGATGAAATCAGCAACCTTTGCAACCGTATCAAATGCATGAACAGCATTTTTCTCATTCATACCCCATATAGCTGCATAGTTAATAGCCTCTTTTATATCATATCCATAGAAGTTACATACAATCCATGCTGTAAGCTCTGCCTGCTGCTCTACAAACCCCTTTCCTTCTGGTCTTCCGAAATAGAACTGTCCGAACTCTGGATTGTTGTCATGTAAATATTTCTGATGAAGTAACTCATGAGCGAACTCATGTGTGATTGTCATTAAGAAATTCGAATTGAGCTTAGCCTTATCTAATACCTGTATCGAACCACTCTTAGATACACCAAGAGCACCACCAAGATTAGGCGTTGAAGACACATTAACACCAGAGTCTCTTACAACTTCAAGTACACACTCAATTTTCTCTTTAACAGCCATTGTCTCATTTCCAGTGTCATTGAACCAAGGAACTTCTGCCTTACCGTCTCCTACAACATCCTCAGTACCTTCAATCTGCTCAGTAAATCTTACATCATAGAAATAGAAGCCAAGTTTGAATGATACTGCACTGTCATCTGTTGAATCAAGATAATGTCTTAATCTTTCCTTATCTCCTACTGATAGTTCTGCCTCTGACTGGAAACCATTGCCTCTCAGCCATTCAGCTTTTGCACGTGCTCTTTCTTCTCTTCCTTTAAATCTTCTGCTTCCTCCTGTCTTAATGAACAAACCAATTGCTGGGGCGTTAGGCTTGATTCTCCTGTTAGCTTTTAACCAGTCAGTTTTATTCTTTACCATTGTAGCCTCTGGGTCTTGACACCAGATAAGGATGATATTCGAAAATGAATATCTATATCCCTGTGCTTTTCTAGCCTTCATGATAGGCATCAGAAGTCTTTTGAACTCTTCACTGCTTACAGTGTTTACAAGTTTTGATTTAAAGGTATATATCTTCTCTGTAATCTGAGCCTTCGTCATGTAGACATTGGTGTTAGCCATTTCCTCAGCCTCAGTGTTTTCAGTACTCAGAGCCTGTATAATCTTGTCAAGAATGCTTATCACATTTCTCGTTTCATCGTTTCCTGGATTTTTCTCTTTTGATAGAAGAAATTCCACAGCTGGTTTAACCATTGTATCGATAATGGTCTTGTTTTTAGCTGGGTCTTTAGAACCCCACCATCCCCATGTTCTTAACGCACCAATCCACCTAGCACCGAACTTCTTCATTTCGTCCTTGTACTCCATTGTCGAATCAGTAGCATCACCAGTAACAAGTATGAGGTTAGTTATACCACCAGCTTTAGTCCTATATGGTTTTACGTCAAAGCTAAACATAATTATTTAGGTAAAATTTTAATAATTAATTCTTCTCTTATTGGTCCCACTAATATACCGCTTGGGTATGTATATGAATCATTCTTTATATTTCCGCTGAATGTTATTTCAAATACGCCCTTAAAACTACCAGCTTCCTTGGTGTCATGGGCTTTCCAGTCATAACATATCACATACTGTTCAGTGCAATCATCGTTCTCACGTAGTTTGATGTATGCCTTGTTCTTTGCCACCTTCACAACGTTGGTGTCAATATTTGTCATTGTAAAAGTTATGTCAGCAGCCTGTATGCACTCATGGAACTTGTTGAAGTCATGCCTTCCATCCTCTATAAGCTCCATCCTAAGTGTTGGCAGCGTACTGCCCTGTTTAATATAAAAGTACTGCATATAAAATATAACGTTTTATCTCTAAAAAACAACATTAGTTTCTTTCAATACCATACTGCTGGTAAACTGTGTTAGGGTCTCCTGGATTCTTATACCAGGCAATAAGTCCCTCGATAAATGGCTTCAATATACGCTCCTTAGCCATTGTGTTATCACCACTATTCAGAAGGTGCTGTGCAACCTCTTCCCCAAGTCCATGAAGTGAATCACTATCGCCACCAAGTCCAAGAATCAAATTTGCAATATTCATACCATATTCCTCAAGTCCTCCATTACCTGTATCTGATAGGTGGTCATACTCGAATCTGTCATCATTCCAGCCTTCTCCCAATGGTTTCTTGGCTGTCTTTCTATGTGATATAGGTGTTTTAGACCTTTCATTTCTATCCTCTCCAGGTTTCAAACTTGTTCCTGGAGAAAAATAAAATTTGTTAACCCCAGCAGGAACACCTTCTTTTACCATTCTTTTTACAGTGTCCTTAACAATGTTATGAAGGTCACTTTCCGTTAGTCTTATTATCTGTTTTGCCATAATTGTCAATTTTATTATAAATATCAAATAGTAACAAAAAAAAAGGATGCTTACTTAAGCATCCCTTCTCCATACATATTTGAATAGTCCACAATCCCAAATCCTGTCATACCCAAGCTCTTTTGCCATTTCAAGTTCTGTCATTGTCATTGGAAATCCGTATTTCCTATTCAGTACAGTTTTGGACATTGACATTTTATGAACCCTTTTATATTTATCAATTTTCTCATTATAGTATCTGTAGTCTGGTTTTGTTATTTTATCAAGAGCAAACCCAAGTTTGGTGTATAAGTTATTGTTACTCCAAGGTGTCCATCTTCTGTCCGCAAATGATACAACAGCATCTGGTTCATAATGTCTAATGAAATAAGTGAACACCTTACTAGCAACTCCTTGGTAGATGTAATTATTATCTGTGGCAAACCTTACAAGTTCCCACCCGTTGTTTGTGACGTTACCGTTTTTGAATGCCATTACAGCAACAAGTTTATCCTCGTAGAAGCCACCAAGGTAAACAGTGCTCTTGTAGAAACCCTGTATATGGAACTTATTGAGAAATTCCTTGGCATCATTACTTAGTATCTCCCTCACCAACGTCTTCCTGCCTGGAACTCTAGGTAGGTCTGAATCCTTACCAAGTATATGTTTAATCTTTGCTAGCACTATGTCTTTATGCTCTATATATTCATCCTCAAATATATGTATAAGTCCGTACCCCTTTTCATTACATAAAACAGTCTTTCCAAGATGATAGTTTCTATCTTTTTTACCGAAGAACTCAGTATGCCATTTAACACCATCGAACTCTATACCAATATTCACTGACGGTATTAATATATCTATTTCTTTGCCTATCAGTATCTGCCTATTTGAATCGTGTTCAACATTTATGGAGGTTAGATAATCGTTTAGTTCTCTCTCGTATGATGATATGAACCTGTTCTTGAAAACGTGTAGGTTTGATATTTTCTGCTCAGTTAATATTTGCTCAATCATATCATTTGACATTACCCTTGCATCTGGATATAGTTTCTTAAATTCGCCCATACCAATATTATGAACGTTTCTAAGATGACTATATGTAATTTTTGGCATCTTCTTACCGCATATTGGGCACACCACATAGTTATTGGGGTCTTCAAGACGTTTTTCTTTTTCAATTAAAATAGACTGCTTCTTGAAATACTTATAGTCTTCTGGATGCTTCTCAAGGTGTTCTTTTACTGTTATATTATGGACTGAAGTAAGATGATGAGTAAATGCTCCGCTTTTGTTGTTCACGTCATTAGTTCCCCAGTCACAGTAAGGACACTTAATAAGATATTCCTCATTTTTCTCTTCAATAATATCGAACCATTGTTCCCACCAATAATTACCAGTCTCCATATAGTATTTCCTTCTGTCGTACAATGTTGGAACATCAATACCATACTCTCTTTCAATGTGCGATGTTAATAACCCAGCATTATTCATATGGTCATTATACCTTACACCTGTCTTTTTATCGACTGCAACATAATGAAACCCTTCGTGTTCCTTGTATTTTTTTACACGATAGTCTGCAACAACAAATGAACTTTTATCCATAGGCTGTTTGCCCTTCTTCCTCAATTCAATACCATTTTCATTCAATATTGTCTTTAACTTGAGTTTTCCAATATGATATTTCTCACAAACATCATATATACCCATACCATTTTGGTAATCGTTTATAATCTCCTGTACATTCATACTTATTATATTTTATAGTGCAAAGATATATATTTTTTCTGATAAAAACAAATATTTTAACTATTATTTATTATAAATATTAGAAAAAAATAAAAAGGGTTGAATAAAAGTAATAAAAAAACTTGGGTAATTACAACTACCCAAGTTTTTATGTAATTTATTGATTTTCAGATAATTATCTGAACTCGTTAATGCTCCAATGAACAAGTCCATCTACACGAACATGACCGTAGTACCTATTGTTAACCATCTTCTTCGCATATCTCGTCATGATACCCTTTACAGGTGCGAAGTTGAATGGGTTGTACATTGTAGGAGTCAACTGCATTGGCACATATGGTGCATAGATGTAACCAGTGTCAAGAAGTGACTTACCCTTGTGACCAATGATGATTGACCAGTGTGGAGAATATGGGTCACGATATACGGTGTAACGTCCGTTAAGTGCTCCAATCTTCTCAATACCCATGTTGTACTGGTCGCTCTCTGCTGAAGCGTCAGATACGTGGAAGAACTCCAAGTTATCGAACAATGCAGAAATCTCTGAAGATACAACGATGAAGTTAGCACCACCACGAAGTGTAGACTTGTGAATCTGTGCAGAAATCTGGTTAATCTTAGTCATCAACTCTTGATTCCAGTCCTTCTGGGTGTAGTTTGTAGAGAATGCAGCCATTCTCCTCCAACCATTGACATCCCAACGTGCCTGCCAAGGTGCTCCCTTTCTAAGGTCACGAAGAATCTCACGGTCAATCTCAGCAGCAATCTGCTCTGAAAGGATAGCTGTCAACTCAGCCTCTGCGTCGATGTTGTGGAATGCAGAAACGTCCTGTGCAAGCTCTGGAGACCAGGTAGCACGAAGCTTTCTCTCTACAACTGATACAGTTACTGAATCCAACTTGAATGAAACCTCACCGATTTCAGTCTCAAGCTCAAGAGAATCATACTGTGCCCAAGCAATCTTGAACAAAGACTTGATATTCTCCTTAGTTGCCTCGTAGTCAATAGTGCTTCCACTCTTAACAATTGCAGCGTCAAGCTCTGAAGCAGCAACACCGATGTAGCCATCGATTGTTCCAGCCTGCTGGATAACTGGCTTAGCAAGGTCAAGCTCGATATACATCTTACCCTCTGCGTCGCAAGCAGCACCGTACTCTACGATACCCTTACCATACTTCTGAGTAACTACTCTGAATGGAACAGACTCAAACTTTCTGAAAGCAGAAGTCTTAACGTCCTCTGAACCAGGAGCGTTCTGAGCTGCAATAGCCTTCTGTGTGATAACCTTCAATGAAGCAAGGAACTCTTCAGTGTCCATTTCGTTTCCGTCAGGACCAGTCAACTTAGAAGCGTTGAATGAAGAGAAACCATCAATCTCAAGGATGACGTTACGGATAGTTCCGTCGAATCCACTCTGGAAGTACTGATTCAAGTTGTCAGCACCGAATGGACGAACACCACCAGGGGTCAAGAATACTGGGATAGCCTCACCAACCTTAATAGTAACCTTACCCTTTGAGTTGTCATACAAGAAGTCATTGTAGAACAAGTCGTAAAGACTCTTCTGGAAGTACTGAGTAACCTCTGGTCCTACTCTACGAATAGCTGTTGGATTAAGACCAGCTGCGATAGCAGCTTCCTTAGCAGCGTCGAATGTGTCATAGGTATCCTCGTCGCTAAGAACTGGGATGTACCATGCATTCTGAAGCTCATTGATTGTCTCGTCTGGGAGATAGTAACGTGGCTCAACACGTCCTTCCTTGTTACGGTTAACTCTGTCATAACCCATAAGACCAAGGTGACGACCAGTTGTTCCGTCTACAATATCACCAGGCTCAGTGTCGCCAGTCATCTCTGCTGGAAGCTCCCACTCTCTCTCTGAAGTAACAGGGAGGATGAAGAACAACTTACCTACAGGAAGGTTCATAGCCTGTACTGAAACGATGTCATTAGCAAGAAGTCTGCTGAATACCCTACGGATGATAGGGAATACCACAGTCTCGAATGAACCGCTATTGTCAGAAGCTGTAGCCTCATAAATCAAGTGCTTAGCCTCATTCTCATACAACGTAGCAACATTCTCCTTGATACCCTCTGGAAGACCCTCAGTAAATCCGAGCTGGTCCCAACGGTTCTGAATGCTCTCACGTATCTGTTTCTGGGCGTTGTACTCAATATTACCAACTACGCCACTAGATAAAAATTCTTTCATATAGATAAATGAAGTTTAACTTATGTTATTTTTCTTTAATTATAAATATACACAAAATTCAAAAAATGCTTATTTCATCATCCTGTGCATAAGGTCAAGAGATTCCATGATGTCCTGTGACTTGTAAATTGGAGTCTCATTGATTTTCTTTGAACTCTCAACTGTAAGGTTTGTGCCCTCAGTGATGTTCATCTTATGTGACTTTTTCAAGTCCTGGCTGATAGACTCATACAACCTCTTTGAAGCATCGATGGTCTTAGCCTCCTTAGCAAACCTTCCGATTATCTCCTTCTTCTCATCCTGTGTGGTAGAGTTCTCAGAGATAAGCTTAATAATCTGTGCAAGGTTGTGGTTGGTTACAGCAGCCTCCTTAAGAGATGTCATCACATTTGTAAGAGTACCCTTTAACTCCTTATTTTCCTTAAGGGTCTTATTAACTCTCCTCATAATACTCTCAGCCTGTGTTCCGTAAGGATTGTCAACCGTACCTGTCTCCTGTCCGTTCTGTCCAGTGTGAGCACTACGTGCTGTACGTCTACGTGGGTTGTTAGGTCTGTGAGTCTGTGATGTGCCGTCAGTATTTGCAGTATGCTGCTGAACTGTTGTAAGCTCGTTGATTTCCTCAACACCCTCTTCAACCTGCTTGCCCTTTTCAGCATTGAAAGGCTTGTCTGCTTTCTTCTTCTTACCTGGATATCCAGACCAAGGCTTTGCATCGCCCTTTGGTACGCCTGCATCCCAGTCGTTTACATTCTTGCCTGGCTCTGACATGCCTGGGTTGGTCATTACGTCCTTTTTCTGATAGTTGTCAGTGTATCCTACGTTTGAGTCGTACTCCAATACAAGCTCAAACATTCTTTCTGTTGATTCATTCATATCGTCATCAATGTTATTAAAATCATCATCTTCACCTTCACTATCAACCATAGAATCAATATCTTCGTCTCCCTCAGTATCGATACCTTCAGCATCGCCTTCAAAGTCCTCAGCATCATCATCACCCGTTTCAAGTTCAAAATTTGCCTCGTCTTCTCCTGGCTCAGTAGCAGCTACGCCAGCTGCCTCATCACCACCAAGGTCGATTAGGTATTCAGCTCCAGTTTCATTGTCTTGAATCTTAACCTTGTCCTCGTCCTTATGCACGAGAATTTGGTCATCATTTTTCATCAGTTTGTAAACCTTTACGATTTCCTCGTCTTCCGCATTTGAGAAGTCATACTCGTCGTCCGATACCTTGTACTTGTCAAACTCAGCCCATCCATCGCCTTCACCGTCTTCAGTTTCATCAACCTCAGTATTAGCATCGCCACCCTTGAAAGAGTCACCACCATCAACGTCAGTGTCATCAACATCGTCAGTGTCCATACCAGCGTCAGCGTCATCTACATCATCTGTAGACTCTTCGCCGCCTTCTCCAGCGTCATCTGGCATAGCATCAGAATCTTGAGTATCGTCCACTTCTACATCCTCTTCATCATAGTCCTTGTCATTGTCTTCAGACAATAACTTGGCATATGTATCACGCACAGCCTCATCAAGAAGAGTCTTGACTGCGCTCTCCGTATTTTCCTTCAAAGAATTTGCGAGTGTATTGTAATCCAATAAAGATTCCCTTACTACTTTGCTTCTAATCTTGCTCATAGAAAATAGTTTAAATACGTTATTATTTTTAAATATAAATATACCACAAATACAAAAAAACTTTGTAAATCCCTTAAAAAAGTTGATTTACAGTCATTTTCGCATATCCATGATTAAATAGTCTATTATATAAATATTTAAAGATTGCGAAATATTTATAATAAAAATTACTAGTAATGAAAAAGGAACTCGAAATAATAAAGGAAGGTAAAACAGGTCATGGTATCCTCATAGAGAAGGACGGATACATGTTCCTCAAGAACCCTCAGAAGATAACAGAAGGTATAGATGGGGAATGGAATGTACCACACCCATTCATTGTTGACGCTGTATTCCAAAAATTCGGTATTAAGAACGCTAACGGTAGAATATATCCAGAGAACGTACTGAAGAAACAGGTTGAACTCTACCAGAAGAAAATACAAGAGAGTAACGCAATAGGTGAGCTTAACCACCCAGCAGAGTCAACAATAGACCTTGATAGAATCGCAATTAATATAACAGAGCTTCACTGGGAAGGTAGGACACTTGTCGGAAAGTGCATGATTAATACATCATACGGTTTCAGAAAGTATGGAATAGTCTCAACACGTGGAGACCAAATGGCTAACCTTCTTCTCAATGGAATAAAGATTGGTGTATCTTCAAGAGGTGTAGGCTCAGTTGAGCAGAAATTAGGACAATACATTGTAGGTGAAGACTTCGAACTCATATGCTGGGACGTTGTAAGTGAGCCTTCTACACCGAATGCATATATTTCTCTTAATGGAGAAGAAGGTATAAGAGCTTGGGTTGAATCAGATGAAACAAAGATAGATAAACCAAAACTTAATGAAAAAATAGAAAAAATAAAAAATATTTTGAATTCGTAGCAAAAAAAAAAGCGAGACAAACGTCTCGCTTTTTATTGTATTGGAAAGTCAGCTGCGCCTGGCAGTTGTTTATCAAAAGTTTCATAATCCATTTTTCCCACAAGTCCTTCATCGTGGTTATCATCCTCTTTCTGTGAGGCAAATGGGTCTTGAGGACTGTCGGCATATTCACCAGCCACAATCTCTCTTAATGCCTTTCTGAACTTCTCTTCTGATATATTTACAATCTTGCTCATAATCTTCTTATTTTAATATAAATATATCATTACTTCCTCTTTTCTATCTGAAAATCGTTTTCTCTAAAGGAATACACCAGATTATTCGATATTGTACTCACCTTTCCCCTCAATAACGGCTGGAGTGATGCAAGCTCCTTCTTGTTCTTCTCGCTCTGCCTCAAGTAGAAATCAAACGACAGGAACATCTTGTGCGATGGTGATAACCTCTCAGAATTTACATCAAAATCCAGTATAAACTTCTTGTCAAAATTGACACCATCAGTCATGATGTTCTTGATGTTCTTTCTCATATCTTTCTCGATATTTGATACCACCTTTGGATAATCCATTTGGTGTAGAGGACAAACCCAACATTTTCCAGAAATGTATATAACCTGTGGGTTGTCCCTATTAACCGTTCCGTATTTTAAAACAATGTGGTTACATACATCTAACTTATACTCTTTCCTTAATTTCTTCATGTTATATTTTTTTTTGCATATAAAATATAACAAAAAAAGTTGGAAAAACAAGAGATATACAGAAATAAAAAATGCAGCCATCACTGACTGCATTTTATTTTAGTATGGGAACACATATCCACTGTTAGGTGACATATACCAATATGTGCTTGTAATCCTATTCTGTCCCCAGTTGTTAAACTCTGAGTAAGCGTTCTTGATGCATACCTTCTCAAGTGGGTACTTGAAATCGTATGGAATCATTATACCATGAGGGTCTTCTCCAACTTCAGAAAGCTTTACTACATTTCCAGTTGTCAAGTCAACAATGTATGGCTGAGTGTCCTTGTCCAAGAAACTGAATGCCTTTGCAACCTTCACCCTATCTGTCACTGGGTCTATTAGCCGCTCACCAGCCTGTGTGTTGACATATCCACCAGTCACTCCGAACATAGCGTGTACCTCTATGTTACTGTTAATCTTAGTTCCATTTATATTCATTATCCTAAGCTCATCATAAGCACCACACGCAACGACTGAGTACTCGATGGTTGTCTCGTCAATTCTGTTAGCCTTGATAACCACATCGTTCATGTCGTAATCACCAAGCTCAGTGTCCTCGAAGCAATATGTATAGACATTGTTCTCGAACTCTGGTATAAATATGATTGGCTCAACACCACCCTCAACCTCAAGGATGATGTCGTTAAAGTCACTGTCCGTTCCAGACTCAACACATGCATACATCCTGGTGTTGACTGTTATCCAGCCCATACGAGGACCATCGCTTCCAAGGTTTGAACTTTTAAAATTCCCAAAGCTGTTGATATTGCTATTCAACCTACCATCACCATAGAGTTCTCCCTGTTTCTTCTTACCATCAGCCGTAGTCTTAGCACGTACCATGAAGCCAATCTTATAACCCTCTGGGAATACATAAGAACCAGTAGTACCTATTGATGGCTCTCCATCACCCCAATATATCAATGGATAGGCAGCACGTTTGCTAATAACGTCATCCTCAGTCTCTCCGAAGTGGTTGCAGAATGATAACAGCTTGTACTTAGGGAGGCTATTAAGGAATGCCACCTCATCCTGTCCTGCAAGGTCTGACTCCTTGAAGTAATAGTAATAAAGGTCTGAGTTCCATATCTCGTTACCATACTTCGTTGCCTTATCACTCTTATATACAGGACATACAACAATAGGGTCTTTACCTGTTGTGATAGGATACACAGATGCATTGAAATATCCACTAGCCTCAATAAGTGGAAGGTTGTTGTACTGTCTTCCGTTCTTGAAATAAGAGAATATGATACTTCTGAATACTGCCTTAAATGCATCGCTATAGTCAGAAGCTGCAATAGATGGTGTCCCATCTGGGTCGTAAAGAACCTGTCCTGGAATCCAACCACGCTGGCTTGCGTATGACTCTACTGTAGAACCAATTAAAGGTGTGCCACCTGGCATTGTGTATTCGTTTGATAATGCCCTTGTTCTTGCCTCACCGACCTCACCTAACTTTTTAGTGATACATGAACCATTTGAAATAAATGAGACGAACATTCCCAGGTTGTCAACTGGTATGTCGTATGAGAGCGATATACTTGCCTGCCCCTTAACCTCAGCCTCGTTAAGCGTGAGAAGTGATGTCGTTGTATCATTCTCAGCAACGTATACCAACAGCTGTACCTTCTCAGTCCCAGCTGGTATTCCATTGATTACAGCCACACCAGACTTGGTTGTACACCAGTCATGGTTAGCGTCAAACTCAACTCCGAAAACCTTCTTAACGTTTTCTTTAATCTGTTCACTTGTGACATTACTTTCACTAGTGAATTCATGCTTCATACACCCTGTTAATAGGAGTGTACCCATAAGCATACAAACTAATCCCTTTTTCATATTAAAAAGCATATTATCCTATAAATATCTACAAAGATATATAAAAAAAAATGACAATTCCAAATTTTAAGACATAAAAATGGAGATAGATTCGAATCTACCTCCATTATTTTTTGTTATGCTATTGTTACATTTGGGTCATTCCCAAGGGTTCTATTAACAGAATCATATCCAAGCTGTCCACAAAGATAAAGTGATTTATCAATTAATCTTGCAGCCTCTATTATTGCATCAGCCAATGCCTTTTCAGTTGATGAAGGTGAAGGTGATGCGAATGGTATAAAACCACTGTTCATAATGTCATTAAGAAAGGCTTTTGCCTGCTTAAGGTCTTCTGTTGCAGTCCCCATCTGTCCTTCCCTCAATATCTTCTGTGCTGATTCCTTCACAATGTTACGAAGGTCTTTCTCTGTAAGTTTTATAATTCGTTTTGCCATAATTGTATATTTTATTTATCCAGGAGTATGTCCCTTATTTCAAGTAATTTCGCTATATCCTTCACTATTGATTCCTTGTTGAATTTCTGTTCCTCAAGCTGTTTCTTAAGAGCCTCCAACTCAACGTTGCCTTCGTCCTCCTTGAGCATATCATTAACCTTGTCAATGCACTCATTCTTGAACTTGTTGAAAAGTTTCTCCTTCCTCTGCTCAGCAAGTGGGCTTCTCCAGTTCGTAATCTGCTGTACAAAGGACATTTCAGACTCTGTAAGGGTATCCTTCAACTTCTCCTCAAACTCCCTAATAAGCTGACTTGGGTCAACAGTTTCCTTAACAACGTCGTTCTTATGAGCCTCCATGTAGTTTGAAAGAGAATTAAGGCTCTCAGTCAATGCAACCACATTATTAAGGTTCTTCTTTCTGGTAAGTATAATATGACCAGCGTCATAGAGCTTTTTCTCTTCCTCCGTAAGGAACTCAGTAGGCATGATGTTGTTTTCTTTCAATACTTTCCTAAACTTCTTATTTGACTCTATGATTGTATCCTTGTCAATAAACTTATATGTCTCAGCTGTCTCATTGAACTTACCCAATAGTGTAACTGGGTCAATTGTCTCAGTTATCTTGCCCTTATATTTTCTTATGGTATCGTAGAAGCTAAACTCAGATGAAAGGTTTTGGTCTTCCTTAATAAGCTTCATGACCTTCCTAACAGCAGCCTTATTGGTCTTGAACAACTCTGGCAACCTGCTCTCAAAAATGTGATTGAGTACACCGAAGTTGGTGGTATCAAGCTGCTTCTCAAGTTCCTTCTCTTGTCTACGCTCTTTTATCGCTTCTTTAAGCATCTCCACAGCGGCATCAAAGGCATCGTAATTCTCCCTATCACATGCCTCTGCGATGATGTTTATATAGTTTGTAAACTCTTCCTTATATTTCTTGTTCATATCATTACATTTTCTTTATAAATATTTTCCAAACATAAAAAGCGTGACATCCGCATCACGCTTTTTACTTTTTATATCTCATCCTCTGCATCCTTATCGTCAACAAACTTTCCAAGGGCATTAATCATGTTGTCGAACTCCTCATTTACAAGTAGTGACTCACTATCATATACCTTAGCCCTCTCATACTTCGTCTCCTTAGGTGAATGGGTATGCCCAGTCAGTGAAGAAAGATACTGTTCAAATAAGTTAGACTGCTCATTAATTATCTTCTTATTCCTTCTGGTACTTTCATTTGCCTGTCCTGTCTGGTCTGGTGTCATGTCAGCAGTAGGCATTGAGCCTTCCTGTCCTGCTAGGTCTCCACTATCATCAGCTCCAGGTGCTCCCATTGCATCCATTTCACTTCCGAAGTCAGCTGCTGGAGGTGGTGGTGCTCCCATACCTCCTCCTCCACCAGCACCGCCATCTGCTCCTGGCATACCGCCTTGCTGGTCGTCCATGTACTCTGCTCCTGGCTCACCATAGATTCTATCAACCGTATCGAAGATACCAGTCTTCTTAATAATCTGTGCTGTCTTCTCAAGTTCAGCAGCAATACCCTTCTCAAGACGTATCTCCTCAAGGTTCTCCTTGATTTCCTTGTCAGACCATTTCATAATCTGCTTCAATGCACGAGTCTGTGACATTACTGGTAGACCGTTACCTGGGTCTGAAACCGCATCCCTAACTGCATCAATCTTTTTCTGCATGTTCTCAATCTCAAGCTGTTCTGCCTGTGTTGATGGGTTGTTCATTGACAATGTGAAGTTGGTCAACTCATCGTCGAAGCCAAGCAAGAACAAATGGATTGTTGCAACCTTTGTAAGCTCCATCAAGAATGCCTGCTGTATCCTGTTGACTGTCCTTGTAAACCTTATGTCCATAAGTGCAAGGTTCTTACCCTCTCCAGCAGCCTCGTCAAAGTTCAAGAACGACCTAGGTATTCTAAGGGCTGTGAGCACCTTATTCTGTACGAACTTGATGTCATCAAGGGCTGTCATGTTCTGTGCAGCAGAAAGCGTGTCAATAGGCGTAGGAGCGTTCTCATCACGCACTGGTATAAATATATCCTGGTCAACTGACAGGATGTTCTTTCTCAAGTCAACCTGTCCCGTGATTGGGTCGATGATTGGGGTTCTCTTAAACTCATTTGCAATCTGCTCTATGTATGCTGGTACATCGGCATCGTCGATAGCTCCAACGAATATCTTGTACACACGTCTTTCAATTGAACGCTCAAGACGATAAATAAGCATCATATCTTCCATAAGTGACAGCATTCTCCAGTGTCTACGCGCAGCATTCAAGTAGCTAACACCGTAAGGCAGATAGAGTGAGTTGGTAAGGAGTCTGAAGTGTGCAACCTGCCAGTCCCTAAATGGAATCTGTGACTGGTTGTCGTCAATCCAAACGAACTGTGTTGACAGGTCGTTGTCCTTCAATACCACATTGTTGACAGCTATTGACATAGCCTGTCCGTATGGGTTCTGTATACCATTCTCGATTCTCTCCACATTGAATACTGGCATTTGTTTCCATCCCTTGATACCGTTCTTGTGGTCAATATCCAGCAACATAAACTGGTTTCCGTACTTACACATAGCACGGATAATCATCTGTCCCGTAAGCTGTATGTTAAGCCTGTTGACGAACAAATCCTCAAGAATGTTACGTATTCTGTCTGACTTAGAGTATACGTTAACCACCATTCCCTTATCATTCACGATGGTACTCTCCTCCGACACAATGTCAAGTGCAGCACCTATCTCTGGGAATGCGTCCATCAGCTCAGCATCACGATACATCAGCTTAACATTATTTAAGCCTGCATATGCTGAAACTGACAGGTTAACGTTAGCCTTAACCCATCTTTCCTTGAGAAACTTATCCTGCTGAAGCTCCAGCTTTTTCTGTAAATAATCTTCCTTGTTATCGGTAGTGTAAAGCACCTTACCCTTAGGCTCTGATAGGTCATACGAATTAACGTGTGGCGCAATAGCATCAGTTGGTGATTTCCAGTTACCAGTAATTGCCCTGTCAAGGGCTTGAAAGACTGTAGGTTTCTTCTTAGCCATTATATTATTGTTTATTAAAATATAAGATAATTCTATATAAATATAAATATTAAATTACACTTATTTAACGCTACTAAACATTACTTATAGCCGCCAAACAACCACATACAGTTTCCATATTGCATACTGCTGTAATTGTTCTTCATCTTATCCTGCTTATAGAATGGTAGACCAACACCTGGTGCTATGCTTCTTCCATTCTCCATCTTAGGCTTACTTACGTGGAATGAGTTAGTCATCATGTATGAACTAAGTATTGCCTTATCCTTCTTAACGGTGTTAAGCAACCTGTTGAATGAGTACTGCATGACGAATAGTCCCATAGCAAGAGACGTAATCGTATCATCATGAGCACCATCCATATGGTCCATCCTCGCATTGTCACCCTTGAATATCCAGGTGTCAAGCTCATTAATAACCCTTGCAGACCTAATCTTGAACTCATTGTTTCTAACCAATCCAGCGAAGTTAGCCAATACTGGATATCTGTTACCCTGGAAGTGGAAACCAGGAAGCTTATCTGTATAGCTGTCATAAACTTTCGTAGCCCTCTGCAACATATACGTCTTCTGATTCATATCCTCATAGTACATGTTCTTGTAGCCCATTTGAAGCATCGTAATGATACAGGCATCACCCTGTCCTCCAGTAGCATCTACGACAACGAAAGCGTCGTTATACATTGTAGCATACTGATAAGCAATAGCACCTATATCGTCACCAAGTCTCTTTCCAACATATTCAGCAACCTGTTCAATGATAGGCATACCATTCTCATCCCTACCGTCCATATCGATAATCTCTATGGCTGTTCTATCGGCTGCTGTACCCCTAGAAGGGTCAACAGCACATATATACCTGTGTCCCTCAATCGGCTGCTTCCAGAACCATGTCTCTTCTACCAGTGGGTCTTTGAAATCATCAAGCGGCTCTCTTACATTAAGCTTATCCTGCATTTCAATGTACTCTGGTGCGATAACGTTATCAGAAGAACCCATGAACGACACATCAAGCTCCTGTGCAATCTTCATGGAGTCGTTGTTGAACTGTTTGCACATTTCATCATACCAAGGAGCGTCTGGTGTCCATCCGTCGTGCTCAAGTCTAGCCCATCTTTCCTCGTCGTACTTGATTCCACCTTCCTCGTCAACAATTGGGTCTTGGTCGAACATCCACTCACCAGTCTCCTCGTTCTTCTTCTTCCATACAAGGTACTTGTTGAAACGTGGGTCTTGATACCATCTGAACTGTACTGCCACAAAGTTGTTTTCGTGGCTCAGAGCCTGTCTATAGGTGTTGTAGTACAACTCATCCTTACCGTTAGGCGTTGACACCATGACGGTCTTAGAATTAGGGTTAGAAGCCATTGTAGCAGCAGCTGTGGTAAATGCTGCCACGCCCTCCTCAATGAACGCAGCCTCGTCAAGTATAAGAACTGATACAGCTGAGATACCACGAGAAGCGTTAGGTCCTGATGCACGGGCAATAACTCTGCAACCATTGAATAGTTTCAGCTCACTCTTAGCGTCCTTCAAGAAAATTGATGCAATGTTTTTCTCTGAATTAGGGTCTGGTGAAAAATATTCATCACCCCAATACCATCTTGGGACTTGTTCAAGGAAGTCCCTAACTTTTATAATGATTTCCTGCGCCTGCTCAAGTTTATTGGCGATACACAGTATTGTCTCTGGTGCGTCCTTAGGGGCAAACGCACACTGCGCTGCTGCCCAAGCACTTGATAGTGTTGTGATACCACACTGTCTTGGTTTAACTGCTACGACGTTCCTATTCTCTGACAGAGCTTTTAGAAAAGCCCTCTGCCTTGGGAAACAATGGAACTGGGTCTTCTTACCCTTCGTAGCATTGAATGTACTAAAATACTTCTCAATGAAAGTAATCCTGGATTTATCCGCATAGCAGGTCGCATACTCAACGGCCATTTCGTGTCTATCGTATATCATAATTGTAACTCTCTAAATTTCAATAAATATAACATTAAAACAAAAAGTAACCAGCATGATACGCTGATTACTTTATATCGTCTCTGCAATAACGTTTCCGTTGTCATCACCATCACCATCACCGTCAATATCGTATCCATCCAACTCAGAAGCTGTGAAATAGCTATCAGCAATCATTGACCTATCCACATTCCTTGCGTTAACCCTATTCTTGAATTTCTGGTATCCGTCATTATACCTTGATTTCTCAATAAGCTTGTTGATAATTTCATCACCCTTCTCAGTCTGCATAAACAACTCCTGCATTACTGGGTTAAACTCCTCAGCTGGAAGCTTAACAAGTTCCATGAACACATAAGGTACAATATTTGTATCCTCAGCAAGTTCCAGCCTATCAAAGATAAGCTGCCATAACTTTGTTCCAAACCTCATATCCCAAGGTTCAGCAAGAAGGAAATCAGACTTTCCGATTATATATTTAGCCTTCTCACCATCAAAAGGCAAACCATGAACTGAAAATAGCTCGAAGAATCCCTTAATTAAGTCATGGAATAGCAATGGGAATATGACACCCTGTGCGTCTATTGTATTCTTCTTCCCGTTACTTCCAACGTGTACTTCCACAAATGACCCCTGCTTTGGCTTCTCATCACTTAGTTCTTCATTAAGGACAAATGTAAGATACCTGTTAAGTGTTATTATTTTGTCATACAGTCCGAGAAGTTCTGGATTAAGCTTGTTAATGTCTTCCTGGTACAACGTAATCATTGACATGTAAAAGTCCGAAGCACCCATAATAAGGGAATTAATAAGTCTTCTCTTGGCAATTGCAGCCTTTGATAAGCCAAAGTCCTTTATATCCTTAAATCTAAACTTCCTGTCGGTGGAAATCTCTGGAGTAACTCCTATTGAACTACCATATGTAACCTTGTCAACAAGCCTGCATCTTATGTTTACAGCACCCTCTGGTATTGCAAACAGCCTGTTGATTGCATTCTCGCAAATCTTTGTAAGTGAATCCCTTACAGGCTTTTCCAGCTCCTTCGCCATGTTGACCATAGCACCAAGTTCTGATACCATATCATCAGTGTTGGTTACAGGTATTCCAACATCCTTCATCTGTTCGCATACATCTTTGAACCCCTCTTTCAGAACAGTATAGTCAAACGGGTAGTCATCCTCCTCTGGGAATGCTGGATTATCCCCAAGGGAAGTCTCATGTTTAACAACCGCATCGAATAAAAACTTAGGAAGCAGTAGTTCCTTATTAATTTGACTTTCGTTGATGTATATTTTTTTCATTAAATACTCTTTAGGAATTCTGTTAACTCTGACTTTGTAAATGGAACTGAGTTTTCCCTCATTTCATCCATAACCTTCTTTGGTGCTACAGAAGCCAACTGTACACCATTTGCTGAATTGCCCTTCATGATGTTAACCTGCATATTAGGGTTTGTAGCGGCAGCATTATCTATCAATTTCTTGGTATTAGGGTCTTTAAGCTGGTCTTGTGTAAATGACATAACACCATTACCCTTCTGCTGACTTGAATTTGACTGTTTTAGGTTTCCAAGCTCTGTTGAGAAGCCGTCTGCTGCTGGGTGTGTTGCAACCTGCTTGTTTACAGCATTCTCAAGTCCAGTTGAACCCTGCAACTGTTCGTCATTTGCTGTAACATCACCAATAAGAGGCTCACCTCCTGTTATTTCCTTCAATACCAAATCCTTCTTTGAATATACCTTTCCTTCTCCAAGAAGCTTCAATACCTTATCTTTCTTAACGTATACTTTCATAAGATTAATTTTAATATAAATATCATTGCAAACAAAAAAGGGATACCCCGTTGGTATCCCCTTTATGTTATCTTGGTAAATATGGATTGTCTAACTGTGTTAAAGCATCCTCACCTACTACTGTCTGAGGTCTGTCAGTCGTTCCTCTTTCAAAGTTGCTTTGGTTTCCATCACCGAAAATTGCTGAGAAAGTCTCATCAATAATCCTCTTGAAATTAACCTTTGACTCTGGCATTGCTCCTGGTGCTGGTGGCATTGCTGCATCAGCTGGTTGGTCAGTGCCGCCATCCTTCTTCTGACTGTCAAAGTACTTCATGGTACTATCCTGTGTCTCTGGGTCAGAATTCTGGAAGTCTTGGACAAACTGCTGTACCTCTGGGTTTCCTCCTGCACTAAGTGCATTTGGGTCGCCTGCCAGTGGGTCATCGTTTGGACCTCCTGCAACTGGGTCTACTGGCTCTTCACCACCCATTGCATTTGGGTCTTCTGGTGCTGGTGGCATTCCCTGTTCAGCGTCCATTGGAGGCATTGGAGCATTCATATCATCCATGCCATCCATACCACCTCCAAGGGGGTCGCTGTTAGGTATCTTTAACTTTGTAGGTATATTACTTTCTGTTAGATTTTTTTTTTAAACGGTCAAATGCCTCAGCAATTGCGTTGTCGATTGCCTCTGGGTCAATGTCGAATGGAGCACCATCACCAATCTTCTCACCGTAAGGTGTATCATTCTTAACAGAATCGTCGTTCATGTCATAGTTGCCTGGGAACTCCTTCATATCCTTTGGTGGCAAATCCATAACAACCTTCTGATATGCTGGGTGCTTTCCGAAGTCATCGAGCTTGTTCATATTTCCAGATGGAACACGACCTGCATCCTTGAATGGGGTCATACCGTCCTCGTTGATTCTCTGCTTGCGCATAGCCCTCTTGAATGCCTTGGTCTCGAATATCTGAACGCCATTTCTATGTCTGCTCTCCATTGGCATATCTGACATTGTTCCATCGCCGCACTCGTAGTCGTAGCCATCCTCAATGTCATCGTCACCTTCTGGTGTTCCACCAAGGTCTTCTCCACCGAAGTCTGACTCACCTTCGTCACCAAACTCATTACCTAATTCATCCTCGTCTCCGAAGTCTTCTCCTTCTTCGTCACCGAACAAGTCGTCATCCTCGTAGTTACCAGCATCAACTGCTGGAGTCTCGATACCAAGCTTAGAAGCAATCTGTCCAAGAAGTTCCTCGATTGAACTGATACGCTGCTCAAGGTCATCCTCGTATGGGTCTTCACCCTCGTCATCGAAATCCTCGTCACCAAGTCCGTCGTCATCTAAATCATCGTCACCAAGGTCATCACCAAGTCCATCATCGTCACCAATACCAGTATCAACAGGTTCACCCTCTGCACCAGCATCGTCAATTGGAGCTTCGTCACCAATTGGCTCTTCGCCACCTTCAGCGTCGTCCATTGGAGGGGTGTCAAGGCCATCGATAGCCTCGTCAATCTGCTTTCCCTTCTCAGCATCGAATGGTTTGTTGTTGTCATCTGAAGGTCCTTCGCCAACACCTACTCCAGGTTTGTTCTGGTCGTCAGTGTCATGCATTGAAACACCATGATTCTCAACAACACCGTTCTTCATTTCACCAGTCTTTGTTACCTTCTTGTCCTGGTTATCAATGTTACGAGCTTCAGCATCATCGAATGGAGCACTGTCACCAATCTCAGTTCCATGAGACTTGTCCATATAGTCTGGACTCTTTCTGTTCCAACCAAGAACCTCTTCCTCCTTAATGTTCTCCTTAGCCTTGAACTCTTCTGCTGGCTCTTCTGTGAAACCGTCTGGCGCATCAGTTGCGTCTCCAGTTCCATGAGTTTCTGGGTTAATATTATCTTCTATTGCCTTTGGAGCGTCACAGCAGATTGCGCCACCCTTCTTTTCCATAATGGTCATAGCGTTCTTCATAATCTGACGCTCACGGAGAATTTCGCCCTTCATCTTATCAGAAGCCTCAGTAACAACCAATTCTTTCTTATTCAAGTCCCAAGACTCTACATTGAAGGTAGGGTTGTTATAAGCCTCCTTAAGAGACATCATCTTCATGTCAAAGTTTTTCTGAGCATTAGCATAGCTGGTGTACTCATTGTCTTTTCTGTTTCTGAAGCCACCAATATAGCCAAAGTCCTCCTTAATAAGGTTTTGCTTGTTAGGAGCAGTCTTTATGTAATACTTAGTACCCTCACGTACAATACCATAAACCTTTCCGTCAGCACCAACCTTCTGGTACTCAACAGCACTGTATGGTGCTTTCTTGCTCTCAGTCTGAAGTCCATAGTTCATAAGGGACTTCATTCTATTGAGCTGGTCATTTGTATTAACTTTATTCATAATTAATATATTAATTTTTCGACTTATTTTAAATATAAATATTTCGTATTAGTAAAAAAATCAGTAATTTATTGCCTTATATCATCCGCAGTACCCCTCTGATTATCCATTCCCCTATTGTCGAACTGTAGGTTTCTCCTAATAAACGGAGTAAACTTATCAAGTGCTCTAATGTAGACAGTGCTCTTCGGCTTCATGGTCATTTCATCCCACTGTACACAGATGCAGTAGTTATATCCTATGAGATTTGACATCGTTTCGTCATAATAGACCTTGTACAGTCTTCCCATCTTATTGTCTTCCTTCGACTGCATCAGTTTACCATAATTGGCAACAAAGTTCTTTAATGCATCACGCTCTGCCTTCCACCTCTTCTCGTAAGGGTTTCCTTCAGACGAGCCATCCATTGCAAACTCCTCCTTCAGAACCTTGAGATACTTCTTAGTGGATTCAGTAATATCATTAAAATAATTTTTTTTGGATTCGTTCCTATAAATAGGATATGGTTCTTTTACATATTTTCTTGTATCATTATCCCAATGTCCAGTCATTGGTATATATCCGTTCTTTCCCGTCATTATTTGTTTCCTATATTGCGGTAGATTTTCTGTTGCCCAAAGAGCAATCTCGCTAGGTCTACCGCATCTCACAAGAACTTGACCATTTTGTCCATAAACAACCCAATCGCCATTATCTTGGTGAATTGGAATAAAGCTTTTTACATTAGGACCCCAGAATATTACTTGATTTTGATTATCTCCATAATGGTATATTTCTACGCCACTTGTTCTAAATATTACTGCTTCATCCCCATATTCATTATAATCTACCTTTCTATCATTAATCAAAAAAGCAAAATTATATCCAGCGTAATGTTTTTGTTGCCCAGCATTAGTATATGCAAGACTTTCAATATCTGGTGTTCCTCCTGTAAATCCTTCTTTTGCAATTGATTCTGAATCAGAACCAAAATGAATACACCACTCATTTTTTACAATTCTGTTAAAATCCATAGTACACCACGAAGGCAATTCATAATAATCCACAATATCTTGCATGATGCTTATAAAATGGCCACATAAATTGTTTTCTTCTAGCATCTTACAAAATGTTTCTACCTTTTCTTCGTTTTCATAATCAAACTCACCATCATTTAACAAATTTTCAAATTCTGAATATCTGTAATATATTTCCTTAATATATTCACCTATATAATAAGAACAATAATATGCTAAATCTCTTGCTTTTTCACAAGAAGATGCCGTAGATGCCCATTTGAAATATTTGTACAATGGCAAATTGTAATCTTTCTCTAGATATTCTTTTATAATTTCTTTATTATCGAATTTAGATTCTTCAATTGAATTTAATTTATCATAGCACATAACTTTTAAACGCCATAATTTGTCTAAATAAAATTTTCTCCTAAGTACCTTATACACTATATTTCCCGCACCGTTTTCTCCACGCTTAGTGAGACTCTTCTTTCTCAAGCTCTTTACCTTTTCCCATAGGTAGCTTGCGTCCTCACCAATTTTACTTACTTCATATCCGTCATCAGTCGATGACAATGCCTTATACATTTCATCAATGATTGTCATTATCTCAGCCGCCTTGCGTTTAATGTCAAATTTCTCAAGACCTATGCTCTTAATGGTGTGTGGGTTAGGTCTCCTAATCCACGCATTCTCCTCCAGGTCATATATTCCACCAGCCTCAACATTATCGCTAACATCCTGTGTATACAACTCAACAGGGAATCCCATTATCTTCAATCCCTCATGCTCTGCATTCCACTCGTTCTTCTTCGAATCGAGATATTGCTTAACAAATTCAGTTTTGCTGTCAATCTCATTAAAGTCAACTACTAAGTGTAGGTCTATATCTGAGAACTTAGACCAGTTGAAGTTGCATATAGAGCCAGTTATAATGATTTCCTTTGGTTCAACCCATGTAAGATTAACGAACTTCCAGAAGTCATCTGCAATGTCAAGAAGTTTCAATCTAACCTTTGAGTTAAGTGTCTCTTCATCCTTCCATATTCCAGGAGGTAATGTGTCACGCTTCTTGAATGAAGACAGGTCAACTTCTGAAGATTCAACTTCCTTCTCCATATTCTCCTCTACTGGATTTTCGTTGCCTATATGGGCGTACAGTCCAGGACCTCCTCCCTTTTCCATACCAACACTAGCAACAGGTGCAAACTCCTTAGCCACTTCCTCAGAAAGGAAGCCTTCTTTACGTACAACTTCCTCACCAAGCATATTAGCCATTATCAATCCGAAATCCTCGTCTCCAACACTCATATATGTATATTCATTTCCAGACATCTCACACCAGTTATAGAAAATCTCATCCCTTATCCATTCGACAGGATATCTTTCACCCTTACCAATAAGAATTTTATAACAGTTATTGAGACCTTCCCTTGTATGACCGCAGAAATATTCCACCTTAGGGTTATATCCAGAAATATCAAGACATGAGTCCTTTGATACCACATGAACATTGTTCATCTTATGGAACACAGTATCTAATTCTACTTTTGGTACTTCTATTGAGAAACAAGCACCCCTATTGAAACTACCGTCGTTCTCCAGCGAGAACCAATTCATTCCATGAGTTTCACCATGCTGTCTTCCTTCACTGGCACACACCCTGTTTGTCTTCAATATCTTTACAAGTGCTAATATGTCAGTACCGTGATACAGCTTAACATTACCATAAACGTCATTATGGCTGACACCATCAGTGCCAACCATAATTTCGTTTAATTTGCCCTTAATTGCTATTAAACCATTCTCGTTAAATCTAATAGTCTTTCCCATTCAAAACAATATAAAATCTAATTAATCACCATTCTCTCCACCATCCTCTGGCTCAACTGGGCTTGGGTTGTTGGTAGAACCGTTAGCGTTGCAAGCACAAACACCCTGTCTAAGGTCTGTGTAGTTAGCACCATTCTCAGAAATGAACTGTCCAACTTCTGAGTACTTCCTAGCATCCTCAACCTTAAGCTGTGGCTCGTGGCCTACAATACCCTGGTGTGTAAGGGTCTCCATACCAGCGGTTGACATCTTTGACTCCTCTGTAAGAGCCTCTTCGTAATTCTCAACGTCAACATAAAGGAGCTGGTTATCCATATCATAGCCATAACCCTCGTACATGTAGTCTAATATATTACTCTTCATATCAAAATGTAATTTATAAAGTTATTTCTCTATAAATACTCTATTTATAACAAAAAAAGGCAGATGAAAAGAGTAAAAATAACAGAAGTCAAGTTTGTATCACTATTTGGTAATCCTGGAAATGATAATTTTTACCAGGATGGCGATTTTTTCGTCACAAATGATAAGATGAATAAAGCTAGAGGGCTGTTTTACCCCTACTACCAAAGCAGATATAATGTCAATAAAGAGAAAATTATACATCAGATAGCATTTGCAAAAACAATTAAGATGATTGATAATGGCGAGAAACTTCCAGAATTTGATGATTACAAGATATATCATTCAATAGGTAATATACCATTCTCAAAAAAACAGGTTGAATATGTTGAAAAAAAAATAAAACCACAGTTTAAGAATATGTCACTTGAAGAATTATACGATTATATGCTTATAGAACAGGAAAGAAATAACTATGAGATAAATAAGGACTGTAAAAAGGCTATTGCAGACCTTATTGGTAAAGGATTCTTTGATAAGTATCTTAACGGACAGCTTAAACCTTTGGCTCTTTGGAGTATAGGTAGACTTGATGATATTAATGATATGCTAGTTTGGCTGTACTCTAAGAATAGATTCACAGGAAAACTTAACGTAGAAACTCTTGAAAAAGAAATGAAAAAGACTCGTGATGAAGTTGTAGATTCTGATGATAAGTTCATGAAAAATCCAATATATTTAGCATTTAATTACATACAAACGTCCATATGGAAACTTAATAAAATTCCAAAATAAAAGGTATCAACTTTGTGATACCTTTATTGCCCCAGTCTGTTAAAATACTTGTCAAAAAATTCCTTACCATATAGTTGTATTATTTGTTTTGGCCAAAACAGACTAGTAATATATTCAATTGATGTGTTATATAATAACTTCTCCCCGTCAAAGAAACCACACTTTTCCATCCAGTTCACTGTATCTTGAAGAGAATCGCCATGCATTCTGTCAAAACGCTCATAATATCTTCTAGCCACATCTTCTTTTGAAATCACGTCATCGTTAGGATTGAATATTTTTTCATTTCTTATCTTCTCACGTTTATTATAGCTAGCGTTAAATTCCATATTTTTCACCATTCTATAGAACGCTTTTCTTGACATAGGGGTATAGTTAACACTTGAAGAAAGATATGTTTTGCCATTCTCATCTGTTATTGGTAATTTAACCCATACTCTCTTAATCATGCTTGGATTCAAATCACCCATGAATAGAGCTTGGTGCTCGTAATTATTAAAAATACTTTGTGCTAATTCTGGCTTACTTGAATTTCTTATATATTCCTTAGATAAAACCATATTTTTAAACTTACGATTGCCATTTTTATCTATAATCCAATCAGTAAACGTTTCATCTGGTGTTTCCAGTGCCTTTTCCCTGTATCTTGCCTTTTGTGAATTTCTTTCATCGGCATTTGAAAATGGCATAGGGTTACTACCCTGCCCAAAATAAGTATCCTGACCATTCCACACTGGACTTTCAAGGTCACTTGCGTCTACTGTAAACTCAAGTACACACATTCCCTGGTTATCATACCCAAAATCTTTAGCCTTATGAAAGTCTACAGTAACAAACAAACCTAGTGGATTCATACCAGCCTCATAACTATAGCTCCTGCTATGCCTTTCTCTTCCAGATAAACCTTTTATAACTGCCTCAGCAGCAGTCTTTATACCGCATCCATGAAACACTCTAATCTTTTCTCCATTCATAATTGGTTCTTGAATAGACGTATCATACCAGTGGCTTTTTGTAACATCATTACCAACTGAGTGCCTTGTGTCTATGTATCTTACCTCAAGGATTCTTCTATATTGATTTTCATTTAAATGTATTATCATTGTAAAACAATATTTCCTATAAATATAAAAAGGTGCTGAAAAACATCAGCACCTTAATGAAAGCAATACTTACATCCAAGTATCTTAGTCACAATCAATGCAGAAATCTGCAATTTCCTCCAAATCGCTAGTATTAACCTTGAACGAAAGGTCATCCCTTCCCCATTTCTTTCGCTTGTAAGGCACGTAACACTCCTTTGGCGTGTCATATACAGTCTCCTTACCTTTAACGCATTCTAGAGCAAAAGAAAGCAGTTTTTCACGCTTTACAAATATTATCTTGCTAAACGTTCTGAATGCAACATACTCAGCCTTTCCATATAACCACCCAGGCTTACCTGTTATTCCTTGTAGCTCAAGCCACTGTATACTGTCATCTTGCTTTTCATCACCCCTACTGTTCCTTTTTATCCCCTTGACATCAATTCCAATCCTTCCCTTCTTTGGGCTGTCCCACCAGAAGTCTATATGGTCATATTTGTCCTCAGACTGAGTAGACCTTTCAACAGCCCCGCCAAGCGTATATTTAACAGAATCCATTACGAAATCCTCATCCAACCGTCCAGTAAAATAAAATTGTCTAACTGTTTCATTAAGTTTTCTATTTATCATTTAATTTTTTTTTAGCACATTATTTTCCCGTGATAGTCAGACAAATCAATATATGTTTGTTTCTTTAGTAAAATATTAATTGGCTTTTCAATATACCTATCACTGTATCTAAAGGAGATATCATCAACAAACTCCTTTGTCTTGACGTATCCTCGCTCCCTTATATTCTGGTCTTGCTTTGATAATTTATCAAGAGTCCAGCCCTTCTTTTCAAGAAACTTTACAATCTTCTCCCTTGATACAAGACACCAATCAAGTTCCTTTATATTCTCTTTTGTAATACTGTCAGTATCATACCTCTTCTTTTGTTCATCATATTGTATATCAGCATTTACAATCCACCCAAGTAGATAATATTGGGTTTTCTTGGAATAATCAAGAAACCAACCACATCTTTTCTTACCTCCTTTGCCAATAAACGACAACTCAAGAGAAAATGTGTCAAGTCCTGTGTTCGCATATCTTGCAGCAACCTTCTCATCTACCACAACCCTATATAATCTCTTGTCAGAGGTACTTAAAATAAGGTCTGAGCCGCTTATTTGTTCATCTTTCCCATCTGTTCTTGCAAATTCAGAGAATAGTTCATTATTTGAATATAAATGTTCGTCAAGGAATGCTGCAATCTCACGTTCAACATTCATGTCTTTCTTTCTATTATTTTCCATTTATCCTACTAACAATGGCGCTTTTATCGGTGGGTCTGGATTATAATCAATTATCTCAAAGTCACTATATTTGAAATCATCAATTGTTTGTTGAGACCCATGAATTATTAGTTTAGGTGACACATCAGACCCCAATCTTGTTAATTGTTCTTTTACTGCATCTATATGCTCCTTATATATGTGGCAATCGCCAAGAGATACTACTAATTCATCTGGAATCATATTGACCAACTTCGCTATCATATGTGTAAGCAAAGCATATGACGCAATATTAAATGGACACCCCAAAAATATATCATTACTTCGCATAGTATACATACAGGATAAACCATACATAGGAACATTGTATCTATCCATGTATTCTCCAGACATATTCTTGTATTCGTCTTCTGACAAACTAACATTCTTTCTGAGCCAGTCCAATCTCTCAAGATGCGTAAGTTTCCTTGCATAGAACTGGAACATCACGTGACAAGGTGGTAATGCCATTTTATCAAGCTGGTCTGGGTTGAACGCCACACATAACATTCTCCTATCGAAAGGATTCTTTTTTAGTGTCTCGATGATGTTATCTATTTGGTCTATTTCATTATCACCATGCATACGCCACTGTTTTCCATAGATTGGTCCTAAGTCGCCAAATCTATACACCTCTGTATAAGGATAGCCCCCCAAAATCATAGTATGATAATGAATTTCAAGTCTCTTGGCGACAAGCTCTAAGAACTCTTCTTTCGTTAGATTCAGAAGCCAGTCCTTGTCATTTTTTCTAACTTCATTCTCAATCCAATATTCGTGATAAAGTCTTTCTCCACGCTCATCATCACCAATTGCTACAAGGAATTCATATTGTACATTAATACCCTTTACAATATTGTTGGTCACATATTCCTTAAACCATCTGTATGCATCATCATCCCAGATATGAACACCATTTCTAACAAGGTATTCAATATTCATACTTCCGTGAGAATTACATGGTCTTTGTAAGAACCACAGCAACTCATGTATAATGCCCTTGGTGAATACTTTCTTGGTGGTAAGCAGTGGAAAACCTTTCTGAAGGTCGAACCTCATGGACTTTCCAAACAGTGATAACACCTCTCCAGCCCTAGTGTCTCTCTCGTCACCGAGCCTTATTATTTCCTCCATCAATCGGAGATATTGTTTATCTACATTATTCATGTAATATAGTTTTACTTAGTTATTTGCAGGCTGACATACCTCTTTCCAGGCAATAGCCATCATACCATCGAGTTCACGAAGTTCATGCCTCACTCGCCTCATTATCCTCCTCGCCTCGTGGAGATTCCTCCACTCCTTCGCTAGGTTTCTGCTCATTTTTCTTATTTTTTTGCTCTACATTATTTATATACTGCATGATGGCAGCATCATTGCCTATGAAGTGACCAAGCTCCTCCATCTTGTGCTTATAACAGTTGTCAGACTCAATTGCATCTATTCTGTCAACAATTTTATCAAACTCCCTGTCAAGCATCATTATATCATTTCTTAAGGCTCTCTTTCTAACCATATTCTCCAGGAACTCCTTTCTCCTGTCCTTTGATGGGTAGAAAATATCATAGTCAATCTTTCTGTTATTCAATACTTCAAGCAATCTCTCAGCAACTGGAACAAAGATAATATCGTAGTCATCGACCTCATCCATTATATTGTCAGCCCACAGGTTGTAGTCGTATTCACCGTCCTGTCCTTCTCCCATCAGCGTTGTTGCATCAAGCATCTTTGCCTTGCTTCCGTGAGTGTTCATTAAGTAAGTCTTACCACACCCAGGAAATGAACTAATAAGTATTCCCATACTCGTACAGTCTATCTAAGTTATCTTCTGAGTCAGACATCCATGCTATAGGTACGTCTTCAGCCTTTGCAATGATAGGTCCTATCCAGCCCATCTTTCTCCAATACTCCTGCTGTTCCATTTCCAACATATGCTTCTCCTGGTAGAGCGCAGATATTTCCTCATCAATTTCCTTGAGCCTCTGGCTTATGCTTTTGTTCGTCATGTTTATCCAACCTTTCCTTTAATCTTTGTAATTTTCTATCCTTCTCTGCTTCGAATCTGTCATATCCAAAAAGTGTTGCCATTTGCTCAACCATGATGGATGCATCAGCAATCTCAGTTATGACATCATCTTCCTCAACACGTCTCCTGTCAAACTTTCCAAGAGCCGCAAATAACTCTCCAATCTCTTCAACCAACATCTTGAACTGTGCAGTCACTCCCCACATTTCAAGTGCCCTCTCGTATTGTCTAATCTTCTCCTGTTTCTCCATTGTCGAATTCCTCCGTAGTGATTAGTTTAACATCCTTACCAGCAGCTACCAAGATGCCGCAAATAACATTGAGAGCGTCCTTGTTAAGCTTTACCTCCTTCTCGAACACAACCTCATCCTTGTTGTTCCTCATCTTGATAATTTTACCGTCGTAGTCGATGAACACACCACCTTCCATTCTGAAGCTGAGTTCACCATCAAGAGTAGCTAGGTCGGCATTCTCCATCTTCTCAAAGGCATAACCCTTGGTCTTGATGTACTGATTCAATGCCCTTCCCTGGCTTTCATCGTTCTTAAAAAGCAGATAGTCTCTGACATCCACCTTTTCATACCTGTATTGAGTTCCATTGTTGAATACCACAATCAACGTCTTCAATTCGTTATCATGGTCAATACACTCGCTGTACTTGATGTTAGAGGACTGATACCACGTCCTGTCAACATCATTCGAATAGAAATTAAAAATCTTCATAGTCTCTTAACTATTTTTTGCAAAGATATATAAAAAATGTTAAAAAAGCAAGAAAATTACAAACTTTTTTTATTGTTTTTTAAACGTCGATGATTACATTTTATTATGTAAAACAAAAAAAAAATTATGAGTAGAAAAAAAGATAATTCTTACACATTAGAACTTAATGAGGTAATGTCATATATGACTGATACCCTCATTCATGAATTCCCTACGGACTTACTTACACCAGAGTACCTTATTTTATCAATGCTGGACATTAGAAACTGTCATGCGAACCTTATCCTTGACAACTGTCTTATGTCAAACAACCTGGATGAGCTGAGGAAGGTGTATGTGTCTGCTATCGAATCACATATGAACCCTCAAGTGAAAATGGACGACATCAGATTTAATGATGAGCTGGTAAGATTGCTTGAGTGCGCCCAAAAGGAAAGAGATAAATTAAAGAATATAGAAATAGGCACAGAACACATCCTGCTTGCTGTTCTCAATAAGGAGTACGGATTCAAGAACGCAGAAGTATTCGACAAGTTCAGACTTGAGTACGAGTTCATACAGAACAAGTGCGATACCCCCAACAAAGAGAAGGGAGAGTTGAAAGCTCCGAAGGGTCTCAAGGCAAAGGGAAATGGTATACCTCTCAAGAGCCAGGTCAATGCCAAATCAGTGTCAAGTCTGGCTGACGACTTCATCACGAAATACACCACAAGCCTCAACAAGATGGCTAAGAACGGTGAGATTGACGACGTGATTGGGAGAGAAAATGAGATAAAGGAAATCATTAAGACCCTTTCCAGAAGAAAGAAGAACAATGCAGTTCTGGTAGGACGTGGAGGCTGCGGAAAGACAGCTATCGTCTATGGGCTTGCAAACCTCATTGAAGAAGGTAAAGTTCCATCAGTGCTTGAAGGCAAGGAGATTGTAATGCTCAATATCATGGCGTTGGTAAGTGGAACACACTTTAGAGGAATGTTCGAGGAGAGAATCAATGGATTGTTCACTGAGTTACAAGCATCCGATAAGTATATCCTGTTCATCGACGACATGCAGAATGTGCTGAAGAGTGGAAGCAAGGATAAGGACACTGACATATCTGGTATGATTAGTAATGCCCTATCAGAAGGTAAACTGAAGATTATCGGTACTACTACATTTAAGGAATACAGGAACTCAATAGAAAGTAATTCATCTATTTCAAGAAAGTTACAGAAGATTGTCATTGAGCCTAACACGATAGAGGAGGCGACTGCAATCCTTGACCACAACAAGAGATATTATGAAGAATTCCACAGGGTTACATACAGTGATAGAACCATTAAGAAAGCAATTGAACTTGCTGACAGATACATTACTGACAGGTGTCTTCCAGACTCAGCATTCGACATCATAGACCTTGCTGGTGCTGGTACATCACTCCTGGAGAGAGAACCAGTGGAAATACAGAACACGAAAAAGAGAATGAGAGAAATTGAGAATGAGAAGTACACAGCACTTAATAACGGAGACTTCGAACTCATTGACTCACTCACGATAGAAGAGAACGTACTGGCTTCAGACATGGCAGACTACAAGAGAGATATTAAGAAGCTTAAGATAGATACAATAGAAATCACTGAGGACAACATTGCAGACGTTGTGTCTGAAATGACCAAGATTCCAGTGAGCAAACTGTCAGTCAGCGAGAAGGCTAAGATTGCCAACATCGACAAGATTCTCAAGGAGAGTGTTATAGGACAGGACGAGGCAGTTGACAGCGTTTGCAGGGTTATCAAGAGAAACAAGGTAGGACTTGGTGACAAGTCGAAGACACTGGCTAATATCTTAATGGTAGGCCCTACTGGTTCTGGTAAGACTCTCATTGCCAAGAAGCTTGCTGAGGAAATCTTCGGAGACGAGAAGGCACTCATAAGGATTGATATGTCTGAATACTCAGAGAAAAACTCTGTAGCAAAGCTTACTGGTGCAGCACCAGGATATGTAGGTTACGAGAACGGTGGACAGCTTACTGAGGCTGTGAAGCACAAGCAGCACTGTGTATTACTCCTTGATGAAATTGAAAAGGCAGACCAGGAGGTTTATAACATATTCCTTCAGTTATTCGACGAGGGACGACTTACGGACAGTGCTGGACAGATTGTCAACTTCAAGAATGTTATCGTCCTCATGACCTCGAATATAGGTGCTAGGAAGGCAGCAGAGCTTGGTAATGGACTTGGTTTCGTTAACAGTGAGGAATCTAATAAAAAATCTATTATTGATAAGGAATTAAAGAAGAAATTTACTCCAGAGTTTATTAATAGATTGGACCAGATAGTATATTTCAATTCATTATCAGATGATAATCTTAAAGATATTGTTAAACTAGAAATAGATAAGTTTAATAAGAGACTTAATACATTAGAATATAGTATCACGTATACTGATGAGGTTGTTACCTGTATACATGCAGAAGCCCTCAAGTCCAAGGAGTTCGGTGCTAGACCTATCATAAGGCTTATACAGACCAACCTGGAGGATAAGATTACAGACCTCATGTTGACGAACGAATACCCGTCAAACTATGTGTTCAGTGCCTCATGTTCGAATGAACAGATTGAAATTAGATAAACAGGACCTCATAATTTTTTAAATATTTTGTTATCATATTAACTACTTTTTAGGGAGGAGGGGACACTAAATCCCTCCTCCTTTTTGTTAAAATAAGTAAATTTATACGTAAATTTTTGGTTATTACAAAAAATTTGTATATCTTTGCACTTGTAAATCATTATCGACCATGATGATAGATTTATGTAACAAGCTCGTAGACAACGATTTAAGTAAAAACGACTTGTTAGAAAGGATAGAAATCCAGAAGACCTGCCAAGGCGACATTGAAGCAATATGCAACACTTTAGCCAAGGCATTCGATATGTACTCAGCGGAGGAAGCCTTCCAGCAATTGATACAGTCTAGAGCAAGACTGGATGAATCCATAAAGCTGGTAGACAAGTATACGGGTGACATCTATGGACTGTTGATGTTCTGTGAATATCCAATAGCCGTTGGAAGTCCGTTGAAACATATAAATATTGACATGGCTGACTACCTGGGTCAGTACTCGCAGGTCAATGGTCACTCGTTCATCATCGATGAGAGGTTGAGGGGTACAGGTCTTGACAGAAAGATGCTGTTCCACAACATCAAGTTCTTGATTGAAAACTACGATTTTATATGGATTGCAGTTGAGATTGACTTGAAGACCCACGCATACTGGCAGAGACTAGGGTTCATAGAGGTGTTTAGAATACCAGAGGCTGTGTTCTACATGATGCCATTGAACGAAAAGCTTGTTAGCTGATATTTATTATTAATAATGCATGTTATGACATGAAGAAGATAATATTATCAGAAAGAGCTTTCGATACTGTCAAAAGGCAGATTATCAATGAATCATATGCAGACAAAATCCTCATGGTGAAGAACTTCCTGGACAAGAATTTCATACAAGGAACTCTTGAGAACCAGAATGACAATGGTACTATGGGTACAAAGGCTGTGTTCGTAAAGTTAAACAATGGTCTACCAACGAAGAACTCCGTATGGATTGACGACGTGGTTGACCAGCTAGAGTCAGAAAGTAATTATCATAAATTAGTAGCAAATGAGTTAGAAAGAAAGGGATTGTTCCTCCAGATTGCCAAGGATTGGTACAATAAGTCACCAAAGCTAAAGCTTGGAAATCTGACAAGTTACGACTTCTTGAGGAGTATCAAGTAAGATTAATTAATAAGAGGAGACGGTGACGTAACTCGCTCTCACATATCGTCACCATATCGGTGCAGCATACTGCATACGAGCCTCACTAAAATTTATATATGATGAGACTAAAAAAATTAATTTTAATGTGCATGCTGATGCTTCCTATTAGCGTAGCGGCACAAAAGAAAAAAGCGTATGACTGGACACCAGTAATTGATGCCATCATACAAGTAGAAAGTAAGGGAAATGCTAATGCGATTAGCAAAGATTGTGCAGGGGTATTACAGATTAGACCAATATTGGTTCAAGATGTAAACGAATACCTAAAAATGAAAGGTAAAAGTAAACGTTTTAGCTTAAAAGACAGGTTTAGCCCAGAAAAGTCAAAAGAAATGTTTATTTTATACCAGAAACGCTACAATCCTAAAAACAACGTAGAAGTGGCCATTAGGTTATGGAACGGTGGATGTGGCTATAGTGTTGAAAAAACGAACGGTTACTTGAAAAAGGTTATGTCACATTATAAAAAAAAGGGAGCTTAGTCAGCCCCCTTTTTTAGTTTGTTATATTGTTGCCCATTCTCGTCTTTAGTAAATCTCTCAATGTAGACCCCTTCATGTTTTTCACTATCGGGTCTTTTCTGACATAGGCATTGGCAAACTCGCCACTGGTTCTGTCATTCATGTTCATATCCAGCATTGCCTCATTCTGGTCTTCAACAGGATACTTGTCCCAAGCATCCACTTCCAATATTTTTTCTACAGCCTCTTTCACAATCTTGTGAAGGTCTGATTCCGTTAATCTTATTATCTGTTTCATATCTCTATCCTCCAGTAGGGTTTTTCCTAAAAATTTTTGTAATTTTATTGGATTTTCCTACGTTTTTGTTATATTTTATATATAAATAGATAGTTGATATGGAAAATATAAGTGATAGCATTTACATTTATTTGTGGGATACCCTCAATACGGTGTACATTGGTAGAACAGTAAGACCTAAAGTGAGGCACTACCAGCACAGGACTAGAAAAGATGAAAGAACTTACAAATTTACCGTTGAACACAATATTGAACACCCATCCATGATTATTTTGGAAAGCGGCTTAACCATTGAAGAAGGTGTTGAACGTGAAAAATATTGGATTAAATATTACAGAAATGAGACATCATATAATGTTTTAAATAAATCATATGGTGGACAGGTGGGTGGTCAGCTGTGCCCTCTAACTGAAGAAGAAAAAAAGAATCGAAAGAAAGAGTACAGGAAAAGGTTTAACGATTTACATCGAGAAAAAATAAACCTGGAGAGAAAACTATATTATGAAAAAAATAGAGACAAAATAAAAGAGAAAAGTAAATTATACTACGAAAAAAATAAAGAAAAAATCAAAAAATACTATGAGGATACAAAAGATAAGCGTAAAGAGTATATGAAGGAATACTGGGAAAAACATAGAGAAGAAAAAAAAGAAGTGGATAGGAAACGTTATGAAGAGCACAAAACTGAAAAGTTAGCTTATCTCAAAGAATATCGTGAAACTCATAGAGAAAAAGTGTTAGAATTGAAACGAAGATATCGTGAAAGACATAGAGAGGAACTTAAAGAGAAAGCCAAAGAATATCGTAGAAAGAAGGTTGGGAAATCCCTATAGGGTATAGGCTTTTTCCTAAAAAACGTTAGAAATACCCTATTTCTTCTATAAATACTTGTATTTTAGAAAAAAAACATATATCTTTGCACTAGTTATAGAAAATAGTATACGCTTATGAAGAATTTTATTAAACTTTTGACAATTGCTGCTATGTGCTTCTGCATGACATCATGCGTATCTACAGTACAGGCAGAAACTGATGGTGTATATGCTACCTATGACGGAGACATAGATATACGCCTTGTGATGGCATATGGAGTTCCATATTACTCTGCTGACAACGTGCTCCTATGGTACTTGTACAGGAATGTGTACTACACTCCAAGATACTTCAACGGAAGAGTGTATGCGTTTGACAGACATAGAACAAGACCACATTTCCCAGAGTATAGGCATGTAAGACCTGGAAGACCAGCACACGTTGACAGACCTGGTGGTAGACATATTGAACCAGGAAGACATAACGCGAGACCTGGTAATAACAGACCAACACCAGCACCGAGGGCAACTACACCTAGCAGACCAGCACCAAGTAGGAGTGGAAGTCCTGTTCTAAGTAGAGGCTCTAGCTCAGCACCAAGGAGTGGTGGACACGTAGGAGGAAGAAGATAAATTGTATAACGTTATAAAATTTTTGAGACATGAAAAGAAGAATTATTGTTATGTTAAGTCTACTTGCAATAGCGGCTATGTCTACTTTTGCGCAAAGTAGAATGTTTGGCCGTCCGATGCCAATCAGCAGGATTAACTTGGACGAGTGCTATGAACTGTCAGTTGACATGAAGCGACTCTCTAGCACCCTGGACTTAGACGAGACGCAGAGTGGTTATCTCCAGGTGTACTACAACACTATGGTGAATGAGATTAACGATGCAATTGAGGAAGGTGGCTTCGTCAAGCAGAGACAAATTGACAAGGCTATTAGGAAGAACCTCAAGAACATGAAGAAACATCTGAATGACGAGCAGTTCAAGACATACAGCACTCTCTTGACTCTAACCTTCAGTAACAACGTTAAGACTGCTATATTAAATAAGGTAGAGAAGGACAGAGAAAGATTTTTCAAAAAAAAATAGTCGAAAATTTGGAATTACGGAAAAAAATATATATCTTTGCACCGTAAATCAGAAATTTACAGAAAACATCTTTTTTTTAAACTTTTAAAATAGTTATGGAAGCAAAAATTTTTGTTATCGGAGTTCCTACGTTCGGAAACGTAGTTGAGAAGATTAGTGAGGCATTGAAGGAAGCTTTTGAAAAGCCAGAGCCTCGTTGTAGCAAGCCAGCATGGACACCACGTCCTGCTCCTAAGCCACAGTGGACACCTCGTCCAAACCCATGCGGTTGTGGCGGTCCTGCCCCAGAGTGGGGAATCGCTGGAACACCAGCATGTGAGAACAAGCGTTTTGGCGCAGAGTTCAAAATCACAGAGCCAAAAGCATCAGATTACGATGTTCGTTGGCAGTTCGAGAGCGACCACGCTGCATACGACAAGTTCGTAGAGGCTGGTGAGGACTGCATCGCTCGTGGAATGGCAACCCCAGAGAATGTAACAACTTTCCGTTGTGGAGCAATTCGCAAGCCAGTAAATTGCCCACCACCAATGAGAGAGGAAGTACCTGGAGGTGAACTCATCGGAGAAACTGACTGGTGGAACAACACTGGTTGGTAAATAAAAAAAAATAAGAGGTGCGTTAAGTACCTCTTATTTTTTGTATAATAGAGTTTGTTGTTTTGAATAAACAATTATCGTATATTGAAGGCTTTTCATCAATAAGTTTATCTATTTTATCATTCGTATAATACAATATTATAACATTATTCAGCTTGCATAATTCATTTTTATTTTTATCTTGCTCTATTATTTCTTCTAGTGTCCTTTTTCTGTTGAACCTATTAGCTTTAATAAAATGTTGCTCACCTTGGCACTCTATGGCTATATTATAATCTGGAAGATAAAAATCAACGTGCTGTCTACCAAGCCATTTGAAATGGTGTCCAACAGTAAAGTTAATATTGTTTTCAGATAATGCCACTCTTATTTCTCTCTCTAGGTGACTTTCTCTACATAGTTTACATCCATTTCCTCGTAAGTGCTGATTAGGTGCTTGCCAAAATTCACCGTGTTCTGGACATATTATACATACTTTTTCTTGACTGTTTATATATTCGACTTTCGAATAATCATATTTATTTCCGTGAATTATATTAGCCTTTCTAATAAATTCATCTTTAGATGATAGTAATTTTTCTGAAATTGATTTTGACTTACATTTAGGACATCCTTTTCCTCTCAAATGGTTAGTTGCTAGTTGATAAAATTCTCCGTGTATTGGGCATATTATGCATACCTTTGTATGCGAGTTGATATATTTCACTTTCGAATAGTCATACTTATCACCGTGTATTTTTTTGGCTTCATTAATAAAGCTTTCAGTAGTGTGAAGATAACTACGATGAGAACATTTTGGACAGTTATTACCACTTAAATGATGATTTGGGCTTTGCCAAAATTCGCCATGTTCTGGGCATATTATGCATACTTTTGACATCGTATTAACATATTCAACTTTAGAGTAATCGTATCTATCGCCGTGTACTTTTTTTGCCTTTTCTATAAACTCATTTGTATTCATAATAATTTCAATTACATATATAAATATTAACCAAGTTGAATAAAATAACAATATTTAACACTATTTTTTTTGTTATCTCGTTTTTTTTGTTTATCTTTGCAGCAGAAAAGTAATAAATAGACAAGTCTGAAGGATTTAAAATCTATGAAGATGAGTCTTGGTACGAAATGGTATGTGATAACTGTTAATTAAGATAGTAATGGCTCAGATTGGACGTAAACCATATTGCAAAAACTGCAAAAGGAAGTTGAACATCAACGATGATTACAGGACATACACCTGTGGAGCAGCATATATTGCGCCAGAGAATAATGGTACTTTGGGTGAGATAGACGAAAGGTTTACACACTTGAAGAAAACATCAAGATGTCCAGAAAAGGTATACTTTGTACCAAGATGGACAATGAAAGAAGTTCGTGAACATAATAACCATAAGTAATATGATAAATAATGAGACTGTTTATATCCGAAGTGTGAATAAAACTATAAGCATGGAGGAATTCAAAAAGCATACCTACAAGGAAGGTCATGCCTACAAGATTAATGATGGATATTTCCAGAGGTGTATTGGTTTTAAGGGTTACACACCAATCATTGATTACATATGTATTCTCAACAACGTGAATGGTGGTCACTACAATATCTCATACCAGCCAAATGGGTTGCCAATACCATCCTTGGACTTCGTGAACAGGGTTTTGGATGGTACAATCACTGAGATTGACCCAGCCGTATACGAGAACGTATTGCTTGGTATAAAGAACATAGCACCGTCATTAAAAGCGATGATTAATAATGGAAAGTAAAGTAGGTGAAGGGTTTAAATGTACACCCTGGAGTAAGCCTGGTGCGTTAAGAACGTATAAGTACAAGGGATACATCATAGAGTATATAGAGCAATCATGCTTTAACAGATACTCAGTTTATTACCACCATGAGTTCAGAGCATTAAAGGATGGTAAGGTTGTAACAAAGGGTCACATGAGATATTCAGATTGTGTACGTGAATTAAAAAAACTGATAGAAAATGAAAAATAAAAAAGGTTTAGGCTGTTTTGTAACAGTCTTCATAATTGCAATCATTTCGGCAATTACCTTCGTCATTGTCGTTGGAGGTAAAGCTGCTATTGATAAGGCTGGAGAAAAGCTTGCTGAATACAAGGACAGTACCTATAACCTTGTTGCAGATGCTTTCAGCATTGAGCGAGTCAAGAAAGATACGGTTAAGGGGCTTACTGAAATGGGTATTATCAACGATACACTATCAAAGCCAGCACCTATCACCAACCAGGTTGACAGTTCTGTAATTAAGGTAAAGCTTGAGATACATAAAAACATGATGTATATCAGACCGAAAATCAATGGTGTTGAAATGCGTTTCTTGCTTGATACAGGATGTTCTGACATACACCTAACGCCAGTTGAGGTCTTATTCTTGGAACACCAGGGTCTGCTTGATTCCAAGAAACCTGTTGGAACAGCAACCTGCATATATGCCGATGGTCAAGAACATGAATGTGTGGAGTACATACTGAAATCAGTAGAACTTGCTGGTATCAAGATTGATTCGGTAAAATGTACATCAGACCCAGAAGGTGGTAGTGCTGATGACTCACCTCTGTTCGGGCAAACAATGCTTGGGAAGTTTGGAGACATAATGATAAATTACAGTGATTCAACATTAATAATTAAGAAGAAATATGGCAAATAAAAGAGATAGCCTGGGTGACAGGATGAAAAACTACTACGAGAACAGGGCTAAGACCTATCTCGTTAGACGTATGCCAGTTATTGTCAGACTGGATGGTAAAGCATTCCACACCTTCACACGTGGCTTCGATAAGCCGTTTGATAAGGTGCTGATGAAGGCGATGCAAGAGACAACCCTTAAGCTGTGTCAGAAAATCCAGGGTTGTGTTCTTGGCTACACTCAGTCAGACGAGATTACTCTTGTGCTGGTTGACTATGAGACACTGGATACTGATGCTTGGTTCGACTACAGCGTACAGAAGATGTGCTCAGTGGTTGCTTCTATGTGTACACTGTACTTCAATCACAAGTTGATTGATGCATATGCAGAGTGGTTTACGGACGCATATAGCAAAGTAGAGGTTAGCGAGGACGCACATAAGTTTAACAAAGTTTATGAAAAAGCCATTGAGAAGGGCGCAATGTTCGACGCACGTGTGTTCAACATCCCTGTTGAGGAAGTAACCAACTGTATTCTCTGGAGACAGCAGGATGCTACACGTAATTCCATTTCCTCACTGGCACAGTCCAAGTTCTCCTACAGAGAGCTGCATGGAAAGAACTCAAGCCAGATGCAGGATATGCTAATGGATAACTTCGGTATCAACTGGAACAACCTCACCGTTCCAGAGAAACGTGGTACAGCTGTCATTAAGAAAGACGGAGAGTGGACTATTGACTACAATATGCCAATTCTTAAGGGTGAGGATAGAAACTATGTAGATAATTTAATCAAGTTTGAAAATGAAAACTAATTTCGATATTATCAGAGAAGATGGTAGACTCCTTTACGAGTACGTTAGGGGTTCTCACCTCTATGGACTGAACAACGAGGATTCAGACGTTGACAGCAGCGGTCTCTTCATTGCCCCGCACGATACCCTGCTTGGTATCGGTCTTGGCTACCAGGAGCTTGTTGCTGACGCGAAGAACGATAACACCTGGTATGAGCTTCGTAAGTATATGCATATGCTTATGAAGTCAAACCCCAGCATTATCGAGTCACTCTTTGTTCCAGAAGATAAGGTTATTACCAAGCCTTCTCCTATTCTTGCTGAGTTGTTTGCAAACAAGGATAAGTTCATTACCAAGCAGTGCTTTGCACCGTTTGTAGGTTATGCTGTGCAGCAGATTGGTAAGGCTCGTGGACTGAACAAGAAGATTGTAAATCCTATGCACGAGCGTCTGACTCCGTTCGACTTTGCTTATACCTTCTACAAACAGGGTAGTACCAAGATTAAGGATTGGCTTGATAATCGTGGACTTAATAAGGATTTCTGTGGTCTTGTACATATCCCAAATATGCACGATACCTATGGAGTGTACTACGACTGGGGTGCTCACTTCGAGGCAAATGGCATTAAAAATTATGATGGCATAAATGCATCGCTTTCTAGTTTTATAGCAACATTTTATGACTTTAAAAATCTCGATGAGGCATATGAATGGTTCGAGCAGAATAAGGAGGTAAAGCATTATCGTGGTATGTGCCTTGATGAGGCTACTGATATGCGTGGTTCTTCTGTTGCAAAGGGTGAGAAACCTATTGTACATATGGTATATAATGAGAGTGGCTTCAAAGACCACTGCAAGAAGTATAAGGAGTACAAGGACTGGGAGCAGAATCGTAACCAGAAGCGTTATGAGTCAAACCTCGACAAGAACTATGACTCAAAGAACATGATGCACTGCATCAGACTTATCCGTATGGGTAAGGAGATTGCAAACGGTGACGGACTGATTCTTGACAGACGTGTTGCTGGTGACAGAGACTTTCTTATGGCTGTCAGAAACCATCAGTTCGAGTATGATGAACTTATGGAAATTGTAAACAAGGACAAGGAAAATCTCGACGAAGCTATTGAGAAATCAGCACTTCCTAAGAAGATTGATGAGTCATTTGTAAATGACCTTCTTATCGACATAAGGAAGAAGGCTTATCATTTATCTTAAAAAGTGTTAAGGAATTTTGTTTTCTCACAGAAAATATATATCTTTGCACCGTGAATTAGAAATTTAACTAACAAACAGTTTTAAAATGAATAGACAGATTTTACTTTCAGCCTCTAGCGAGTGGGTTCGCCAGGCTAAGAATGACATTCGTAACAGAATGATGCAGTTTATGCAGGAGGTTAACACTTCTCGCAGTGAGTTGGCTTACGCACTTGCAATTTCCGAGGCAGAGCTGGCGCAGATTCTCGATGGAAACGGTGAGATTACCCTCACTACCTTTGCAAAGTTGCTCATCGCAACTGGCAACGTCCTTGAGATTAAGCCCGTAGAGGAGTCTCCTCTCGCTATGGAAAACGGTGCTCCCGTTCCTCCAGCAGAGCAGCCACAGGGTTTCACTCCACAGGGTCGCCCTATTCCAAACCATTCACAGCGCCCGCAGGGAGGCTTCGGTCCTGGTACACCTATGCCAATGCCACAGCGTCCAGGTGCTCCTATGCGTCGCCCAGGTGCAATGCCCCCACCTCCTCCAGGTCTGTTTGATGACTTCCATCGCCAGGAAATGCCCGAACCAGCTCCCGTAGCTGTTCAGCCTCGTGGTGCTAACGGCAGATTCAAGCCTTGGCCAAAGCCAGCAGGAGCAGCAGGTCAGCAGCAGCGTCCTCCTTTCAACACGATGGAGCGCGAGCAGCTCGTGGACATCATCCAGAGCAAGCTGTGGGACGGTGAAATTGACGTTGAGGGTGCAAGCCGTGAGCAGCTCGTACACTTCCTTGAGGACAAGGACAGACGTATGGCAGAGCTTCGTGCAGCACGTAACGGTGGTGCTCCAATTGACCCCTCAGTGGTCAACCTTAAGAACAAAATCAAGGACACCCTTGAGAAGAACCCCCACCTGCGTAACTACCTCCGTGACATCTTCCAGGATGAGTAAAAGGAGAACGTAGACAGAAAAAAAATGGACTAGATTCGCTTCTAGTTCATTTTTTTGTTTTGATAAATTTGTTTTTTTAACTTTTTTTATATATCTTTGCACTAAAAGAAAAAGATGGCAAGAAAGAAGAAAGAAGTTGATAATTTTGTACCTAGCAAGTATCAGACGGCCATATTCGACCAGATACTTCATGGTAGTGGTCATATAGTAGTAGAGGCTGCTGCTGGTGCTGGAAAGACAACAACACTTATCAAATGCCTTGAACTGATACCAGATGACAAGAAAATACTGATGGTAGCGTTCAACAGGGACATTGTGGAGGAACTAACCAAGAAGACAAAGAAGTTTGAAAACGTGGAGGTAAAGACACTTCACGGCCTTGGTTTTACCATGATTAAGAGAAACCTCCCGACAACATCTATTGTTCCAGAACCATTCAAGTATGAGTCACACATAAGGAACTTCATACGTGATTATACCACTATAAACCTCCGTAGGTTATCACCAAAGGACTACTTCAAGTATATGGATAATATCAAGAAGTATGTTGATTTCGGAAGATTTTATCTCTGTCAGACTGAGAAAGACCTGGAGTTCATAGAAACCAGATATGGCATCGAGACGTTTGCTGACGAAAAGTCTGTAGCATTGAAGGTTATGGAGTGGGGAAAGAACCATCTGGAAGATATAGATTATACAGATATGGTATGGTTGCCTCATGTGCTTAATTTAAAGCCACTGGGACTGCTTTACGACTTCATTATGGTAGATGAGTGCCAGGACATGAACAAAGCCGAGAGAGAGCTTGTGTTGAAGTGTTTCAAGATGGGCACGAGGCTTATCTCCATTGGTGACAGAAACCAGTGCCTCTATAGTTTTGCGGGGGCCGACCCAGAGTCATTCAATAAGATACTATCAATACCTAATACCACATGTCTACCACTCAGTATCTCATATCGTTGTGGAAGGAACATTGTTGACTACGCAAAGCAGATTGTACCTTCTATAGAATGGAATGAAGCTGGAGGTAGAGAAGGTAAGGTATTATATGATGTACCACTGGATATGGTAGAGGATGGTGACATGATACTGTGCAGAAACAATGCACCACTTATCCAAGTCTATAACGAGTTTCTGAAGATTGGTAAGAAAGCCTTCATTAGGGGCAAAGATATAGGAAACAATCTGAAGAAACTTGTCACCAGTACAAAACAGGATGTAATCAATGCCGACTGTAGATTTGATGGTTTATTTGTGAGACTCTACGATGATTTGTTTACCACGAGGAATAACATCATGGTACGCTCTGGAATCGACGCTCAGACAGCCTTAAAAAGTCCTATAATCGAAAATAAGATGGATATGATAAAGGCTCTTGAGATATTGTCAGAGGGAATCAACCAAACGGATGAGCTTATCAAGAGAATCGATAAGATATTCCCGAAGGGCGACAAAAATGGAACTGGAATAGCATTGTCAACCATTCACAAGGCTAAAGGTTTGGAGGCAAATAACGTCTACATCGTCTGTCCTTCACTCATGCCTAGCAAGGCAGCACAGAAGGACTGGGAGATAAGGCAGGAACAAAACCTCATGTATGTGGCGTACACCAGGGCAAAGGACACGCTTGGTTTTATCGACGAGAAAGACTTCCAGGATTTTGATGCAACTAACGCTAATAGTACGTCAAGACTTGCAAGGATTGAGTACCAGGTTAACAGGGTTCTTGGGAAGTCAACTACCACAATCATTACGGAGAGTTCAGCAAGGGCTATAATTGCCAATGCGAAGCCAGTAGAGAAGAGAATACCTACAAGTTCCACAATCAGTATGAATTCTTCGAGAGGAATTAATTCATTCAATGATATATTTAGAAATAAGAAAAACGTAAAAATTAGAAGAAGATGAATACAAATAAAGTAAAAAAAATTGTAAAGTATTCTGCTGACTGGTGTGTACCATGTAGAAACTATACACCTACATTTAGGAAAGTCAGTGAAATGGAGGAATATAAGGATTTGGAATTTGAGGTAATCGATATCGAGAAACGCAGGGATATGTCCCCTACATTCGAGAAGCTTGGTATTAGGTCAATACCAACCACAATCCTGTTTGATGAGAACGACAGCCCAATCTACAAGGTCATGGGTAATATACCACTCAAGGACTTGATAGACCTTATCAACACTGCCTTACAAGACAGGAGTGAGGAAGAAGAGAAAGAAGAAGAGGAGGAATAACTATGATTATCGGATTTGCAGGTAGAATGAGAGGTGGAAAGTCAGAGCTTGCAAAGGTCTGCGAAGACCTTGGGTATAAAAAGCTGTATTTTGCATTACCGCTTAAACAACTCTGTGCAGACCTCCTGGATATTTCCATCGATGGACTCAACGAAGCAAAAAACAAGGGAATCGATATAGGAATTACAATTGGTGACGATATGTGCGAGATTCTTGCTGAAGAGACTGAGATACCATTGGATGTCGTAAGGGAGAAGTGTCACGGTAAAGTCATAAACACCGTGAGACAGATGCTTCAGTTCATAGGTACTGACTTAATCAGAGAATATAACAAGGATTGGCACGTCAACAGGATACGCGCCATGATAAACCCAAATGAAAATTATGTGATTGATGACGTAAGATTCAAGAATGAGAAGGAACTCATAGATGAGCTTGGTGGTGACTGCTGGTTTGTCACCAGGACATCACTGGAGAACATATCAAACCATGAGTCGGAGACATCACTTACCTGGCATGATTGCTGGAACAGGATTATAATAAATGACAACACGTTACATTATCTATTGTTTAAATGGGGGGCTTTCATGGATAATTATGAAAGGTCTTGCGCCTTTAGGGATAAAGAGTTTAATAGAATACTGGAAAATGGTACTGAGGGTGAAATAACAAAGATGTCAACCCTTGACATGCTCATGCTATCAAGGGATATGTTCACCTACTCACCAATAGAATTTAACAAGGATGCAATAAAGAGTGTAGAAATGCTGGATAATAACGGTGTTAAGATTACATACAACGATGATACATACGAATTTGTCTATAACGCACTTAACATCGAAGACCTAAAAATGATACTTTAACAGACTTTAACCACAATTTTTTGCTTTTTAGGAAAAAAATATATAACTTTGCACAAAATTTACAATAGACACAATATTTTTGCACCCTAATATCATATTTATATAAAAAGGTATATGGAATATAAAAGGATATGCAGAATTTGCGGTAAAGAGTTAAAATATGGGTCTTACTCAGCATATTGGCTTGCTGAGAAAAATAACTCAATATGCAGAAATTGTGCCGCTAGGAATAAAGCTACTAGAAAATGTGATTTATCACCATTACTAAATGAAACTCCAGAAGCATATTATTGGATTGGTTTCCTTTTGGCTGATGGTAGTTTTATTGATGGTAGGATTAAATTTCACCTAAAACTTGGTGATTCTTCACAGGTAGAAAAGTTTGCTAAATTCATAAATTGGGTTGGTAATTTCGACGATAGAGGAGAACTAGGCATTGGTGTCGCTGCAAAGCATACTAGTATTGTTAATGCCTTAGTCAAAAAGTTCGACATTAAGGAGAAAAAGACTTATAATCCTCCAGAAACTATATTAAATCACGACAAAAATTTACTCAAATATTTAATTGGAGGGTTTATTGATGGTGATGGAAATATTTCAAAGCAAACTGGTAGAAATGATTCATTCATACGAATTAAGCTACATAGTTCCTGGGAAAAGATACTAAAAGAATTCTGTGAAATCATAGGATATGATAAATCTCACGTAAAAATAAACAATAATGGGTATGCTGAATTAGTTATTTCTGATTCTAGAGTAATATCCAAGCTTAAAAAAACACTAGTTGATGGAAATATACCACTGTTAGAAAGAAAATGGTCAATCATAGATGATAATTTTATTAGTAGGTATGAAAAGTCCAAAATAACAAGAGAAAAAGTAATAGAACTATTATGCGAAGGAATGAAAAATAAGGATATAAGCAAGTTACTTTCTATATCACCTTCGTTAGTTACAAAAATAAGTAAAAGTTATGAGTGATAATATTAAAACAAAATTTGAGAGTGGGTCGGACGTGTTTTTCACGTCCGACACCTAGTGACCCATTTTGGACACGCCAATATCATTGGGTTCTGTAACCGCCCGTTCAAGGACGTGGAGGAAATGAACTACAAACTCATTGAGAACTGGAATAAGAAAGTCCCAGTGGATGGTCTGGTCTTCCATCTTGGGGATTTTGCTTGGGGTGGATACCCATTCTGGAAGAATATCAGAAGTCAACTCAATGGTAGAATTATTCTAATCAAGGGAAACCACGATGAGAAGAATATGACACCAACTGCCGAGCAGGAACTATTCGATTATGTAACATTCCAGATGAAGGTGGAAATTGAGGGAAGGAAGGTTTATCTTAACCATGTACCATTCCTATGCTATGGAGGTACTTATCGTGACCCGAAGGGGTTGGTATATCAGTTGTTCGGGCACGTCCATTCAGGTCCTGGTGCTAAGGGATTGGACATAGACCGATTGAAAATGCTTTTCCCAACGCAATACGATGTAGGGGTTGATAAAAACAATTATGAGCCTGTATCCTGGGCAGAGGTTAATGAAGCCATAGGAAAACAGTTGCTCAAATCAAAATTTAAAAAAGAAAAATAAAAAGAGTAGTGGCGTATGGCACGAAATGTAAAGCTATCAAGGGTCGCTAAACTGACATTGCAGTTTATGAAACATAATGGTATATATAGATTATACTACAATGAGTTCAGAACTAACAGGTATAAAAAACCATATTTCTACAAGAAAGATGGATATCTGGAATTCCTGCGTGACAGAATAGAGAACGATGGCTGGTTTCTCTGTAACCAGGAAGACAGGGAACTTGATAGTTATTTCATAAGGTATGTTCTTTTCATGATAAATGAGATTCACATATTACTTGAAAAACCACCAACATATGAGGATATATGTTTCTTCTACGACATGGTAGAGCTATATTTCAAGGAGCACGCCTTACTTGGAGCAAATGTATTGGTAAATGAGTAAAATATTGATAATACCAGACGTACATGGTAGGACGTTCTGGAAAGATGCCGTTGAAAAACATGCTGAGGAATGCGATAAGATAGTATTCCTTGGGGACTACCTTGACCCATACCCTTGGGAGGGTATTACCAGGAGACAAGCCATCAAGAACTTTGAAGAAATAATAGACTATAAGGCAGCAAATAAGGATAAGGTAATTCTGCTTCTGGGAAATCACGATATGGAGTACTACGACAATAACTTCAGAACCAGGGTAAGATATGACGCAAGTCACGCCTATCACATAGCAGAGGATTTTAGGTCTCACAGAAGCTTTTTCCAGCTTGCATATGAGGAAACTATCAATGGTAAGACATATTTATTTACACATGCTGGTGTAACTAAGTCATGGCTGGAGAGATATAAGAACCTTATAGGAGAACCTACTGCCGATAACCTTAATCCGTTGAAAGATATGTCTGCTGGTGTAGTAAGCCTCACACAGATGTCAAGGTATCGTGCAACATGGGGAGAAAAGGTAGGAAGCATGGTGTGGTCTGACATCAACGAGAAGAAGGAAGATGAAGACCTTGATGGCATCTACCAGATATTCGGGCATTCACAGCAGGAGGAGCACCCAGTGATTACGAGAACCTGGGCTTGCCTTGATTGCAGAAAAGCGTTTATACTAACAGAAGATGGAGGATTCCAAGATGTGTAAGAAAAGTAAACCAACGAAGAGCACGGAACAGTACAAGATACTGAGGATGATTAGCCGTGATGAACAAATAGAGCGCAATGGTGGCGGTCAATTTGTTTCAATGAACCGTGTCTACAAGGACAAAAGTAAATATAACCGTAAAGGCATGAAAAAAGAGTTAAGGTCTCTCCTTAACTCTTTTTCTTTTTTCTACCTTTGTGGGACCACTTCTTAGCATTTTGAGCAAACACAGCCCTCTTCCTGGTCAACGGATTCTTTGAATGTGTCAACTCCTCCGTTGACTTACCAGTCTTCTTCTTGGTTGCATTGAACTTACCCCTGTTCTTCTTCTTGATGTGAATACTACTCTTTCCCTCAAGAACAAGATTAATGGACTCACTGATTATATTGTCTAATATATTCTCTGATATCATAACATTCAAAATTAATACCTATAATTTTCATCATTAGAAGTCTTATGTGCTAACCAGTCAACCATACACTGAACTTGCTTTGGTGAATAACCCTTCTCATCAAAAGCCCAGTCAATCTTACGCATTAGCCACTCTTCTGGTAATCCTAAGCCCTGTATATAAATACCCCTATATGGACTTTCCTCTTCTTTAAGTAGCTTTTTTACAGATTCCTTGATAAGATTGTGAAGTTCACTACCAGTCATCCTGGTGATTCTTCCTTCTCTATAAATCTCATAGTTTCTATCATCTTGAACAGTTCCGTATTCGTTTGGAGTATCCTCATAATCAAAGTCATCCTCAAGCGTAGGCTCTGTCTCCTCTGGCTCAACTCCCTCATTTGCGTCAGCATGTGGAGAGAATGTAATACTAGCCTTACACTGTCCTTCTCCAACTTCCTTAATTCTCATAAGGCCTAAATAACTAAGCCCGCCTTCAGTATCAAGCTTAACAACATAATTATTACCTTCACAGGCATCAACGCACCTAAGATTGCCAATTTTACCAAGGATTCTCCTGTAGAAATCAAGGGCATCAGACACACCGCCAAATAACCTTGTATTAAGCTGCCCATTCTTCGTTAGGTCATTTATTCTCTTGAATAAACCTTTCTCAGTGGAAGGTTTTGTACCGTGAAACGTCGTCTTGATGTTCTCTTCCTTCCTGTATGCTTCGTTGATTCTATTAGCAATCCTCCTCTTGAGGTCTTCCTTCATGGTGAAGTTGACAAGGTAGAGATTCCTCTGCATGTCTGACAGGAATGACTCACAGTCACTTCTCATGCCAGTGTAGGTATCTCCCTCATCCTCAAGACTCTTGTAGAAAGTGTTGGTAACATCCAATACATCCTCAACGAATTTCTTCAATGTCGTAACCTTATATGATACTGGCTTCAAGTTACCAGTTGCAAGCTTTCCAGTGATTGACTGCTCAACCTCTGATACAGTATCCTGGAATTCAGCTATACTTTCTGCTATCTTGTCACAAAGCTCGTGCTGGGACAAATTATCAGCATCCCAATGAAGCTCCTTGATGGCTGTTTTGTAGCCCTCAAGCTTGTTTACAAAACTAAGTACTTTCTTATTCATATATTGTATATATTTAAATCTTATTATGGCTCATCTGGTGTTAAATTATCATCATCTGGCTCTGGTTCTGGAGGCATAACTCCAGCCATTCTTTTCCTCCTTCTCTCCATTCTGTAGTCTCTCAAGTCCTCATCAGCCTCAATCTGCAACTTCTCGTTCTCAACCCAAGAACGTGTCTTCATCTTGCTGTCAACCCAAGCCTTTGGAACTCCACTACCCAGGATATATCCACCACTACAAAGCAGGAAGATACCCATGTCGGTCAAGTTGGTGTCAACCTTACCATCGTAAACTACGTCGTATATGAGCACAAAACATATGACAAGTCCAATGATTACACCCATAATGGCAGATACCAACATGGTAATACTGTTCACACTCATTGAAGACTTGTCGTCAATAGACGCTTTTATGTTTTTAATAACACCCATATTATACTATAAATACCTATTAGAGACGATAAATTACTCTATTGCTCCAATTATTGTATCATCGTTTATTTGTTTAAAGTATTCCCTTTGTCCTGGTTTACCAGTAACTATTGTTTCGTTTGTCTCTTTGGCAACGAAATCGTTAATTGCTTCTTGTATTATCTTGCTGTAATCCATATTTTTATTTTCTGTGAAATCATAAGATATCGTGGTAGTGCTTAAGTATTCCGTCTCTGGTTCATTCACAAATGCGTTTTTTTGTTCGTTTGAATAATACCAACCCCTTCCAGTTTCATTTCTATATGCCATATATTTTGGGTTGAAACTTCTATACCATTCTATATAAGGGGTATAACGTGCATACCAATCTCTGTCTTTAAGTAGTTTCCTTTCGTATGTTTTTCTACCAATGTTGTTTGTTTTAATAAAAAACCAAGGTTGTTTTCCATTCGGCTTACGAAGGAGACCAATAATAGCGCCTTCTTGTTTTTTCATTGCAGTTCTTTTATCAAGTGCGGCTTGTGCTTTATCACTGAGTTTACTAGCATCACTCTCCCATGATTGAATTTTGGTTGTTGCGGTAACTCCCAAATTCATCGAATTTATTCTATTACACTCTCCTTGAAACCAACTACCATGTGCATCATATCCTTTATTTTTTGTATATCTCCAATAATTTTTCACAATAAAATGCTCTGGGTGTGATGAATAATCAAGCACATGAATCATTTCATGAACAAGTATATTTCTTAAAACTTCTTCTGGACAATCACGTTTACTTACCATTTCAATTCTTAATGGTGTAATAGTGCCATAATTGAGACTAATCCTATACATAGCTCTACCCCAGGCTCTGCTAAGCCTGTTGTTTATAACCATTTTTATGTTTGGTAATTGTCCACCAAATGCCAATTCGTTGAACTTGGCATAATTTTCTTCCATCCACTCAGTTGTAACTATCATTACTTATATCTTTTAACCTATAAATATTGTTAAAAATCACTTTAAAAGGTAGAATTGTTTGGTTATTCCAAAATTTTTGTATATCTTTGCAACAAAAAATTGGAGGGCATGTGCTATGTCCGTATTGTATAACTATTAAAGAATATATAATGGAGATAAAGCAACCATTAGAGATTATCGACAAGTACAACAAGGTACTGATTGAACATTATCCAGACGTTTTAATTGATAATCACGGAATGAGTCCAGATATCAATTACAGAATCCTGTTTACCTACGTCTACGGTCATAACCCACTCTATGAGTACGGTATTGCCGAAATGAAGGATACAAAGGCATTGAAGCTTTACAAGCGTTCACTGGATTCTGTCACCCTCAAGGATAAGTTCGCAAGATATTCCAAGAACTATTCGTTTATTGACACTGCTGAGAAGCTTGGCTGTGTGGCATTCCCAGTTAACAATATCGCAATGTTCCTAACTGAGGATGGCTTTGCCGTAATAGAAACATATAGTGCCAACATTGGAGACAGTGAGATTAAGAGAATCGAACACGTGAAGATTTACACAGATAACAAGGATACTGTGGGACAACTCGCTGAACACGTCATGGACAACCTCGTAATGGTTGACTTGAACACCAATGATATGTCATCATACCTGTGGGTAAGACAGGGCTATTCAAGCGGTCTTATGACCCAGCAGCTTGAGTTCAAGAGAATGGAGCTTGACCTCAACAAGAACTATAATGATGACATGCCATACGAGAAGATTGTCAAGCTTCTTAATTCAGACCATAAGGAGCTTATCCTCTTCAACGGTGAGGCTGGTACTGGTAAGACCTCCCTCATCAAGCACCTCATCGGTGTCATCGATGATAAAAAGTTCCTGTACATTGATTCCAGTCTCCTTAGCAATGTGACATCATCATCGTTTATCTCATTCCTGCTGGAATACAGAAACTCTGTGGTGGTATTGGAGGACTGTGAGAAGATTCTGTCCAAGAGAGAGGAAGGAAACCCATTCATGGGCACACTCCTTAACCTTACAGACGGTATCATTGGCGAGACGGTCAACTGCAAGTTCATCTGTTCATTTAACTGCCCAGAAAGCAAGATTGATGAAGCACTCCTTAGAAAGGGAAGGCTCTCACTCAAGTATACATTCAACCCATTGAGCCTTGAGAAGACTCAGAAGTTTATCCCAGATGCTAAGAAGGGTATGACTCTCGCTGACATCTATAACAAGGATGATGAGAATGTCGTAAATAAGCAGGAAGTAAAGAAAATAGGATTCTGATGAAGAATAAAATAATACTCCTACAGTTTTTCATAATCCTCATCATGGGTATTCACATAGCGACCCTAAACGAGGAGATTAAGTGCATTAACCTCATTTATCAGATTAAGGAATGTCTGAATAGTGATGAAGCAAAGGCTGTGGAGAGATATAATAAAAACGTATATGAAGCTATTAACGAGAGAAGAGTTCAAGAAGCAGGTGTTTGCCAAGACCAACGGTAAATGCTGTGTTCCATGATGTCACTGTGACGCTGTAGACGCACATCACATCATGGACAGAAAGCTGTGGACTGACGGTGGCTACTACATAGAGAATGGTGCAGCACTCTGCTCAAGGCATCACATAATGGCTGAGGACGGTGATATAACACCCAGACAGTGCTATGAGTACATGGGCACTGAAAACTGGCTCAGGCCAGATAAGCTCACCTGTCTCACAGACGAGTAATTTAAATATTGCGTTAAACATTGTATAATCGATAAATGGGGTAAATAAGGATGAAGATAATAAGAGCCAGCAAGTTCTATAACCGTGAAGAGGTTGAAAAGGACTTTGAAACCATGTATATCTTTACCGACAACACCGATAGGGATAGCGGTAAGGGAGAAATACCAGATAACGTCTGGTACTCCAAGATGTATGGTGCTGGTAAACACTTTCCAAAGGTCACATCAGCCTGTATAAGAGGACTTAAGAATGCCTACCCTATAACTACCCAACGTTGGTATAACAAGCAGCACAAGGGCATTTATGGTAGGTGGAATGATGAAGATTTTGAGGAGTTCAAGAAAGTAATCGACGAGGATTTCCAACACATAAAGGATTGTATGGTGATGTATGAGAAAATCGTTTTCCCATTCGGAGGTATCTTCAATTCCAAGATTGCTAACATATCCAAAGCCAGAGTTCCAAAGCTCTACGATTATCTAATGTCTAAATGTTTAGAACTACAAGAAAAATATGAAAAGTTATAAGTACAACGATTTCGAGACTTTCTGGAATGAAAGTGGAATCCAGGAGACAGATGCTTTCAAGTATCTTGACAGGAAGTTCAACTTCCATGCAGTGCCAATGGATATGGAAGCACTCAAGTCCATTGTGAGAACCACTTGGTCACTTGTGGCTGAGTCAGCATATACACAGGGAAAACTCGATGGGAAAGACGACACTGAGGAAATGACAGAGGATATTGCCTCCCTCATTGACTCCTTGTCAAAAGTATACGGAACATGACCACAGAAGAGAGAGATAAGATAATTCTAACGGCATTTGCTAAGTTCTTGAAGGCTAACGATGCCCTTGTACAATTTAGGGCGAACTATGTGAAGGAACGCCCTGGATATCGTGCTGCATTTTTCCCATTACATAAGACCGATTGTAGGACACTAAGTGGAATGCCACGCTCATTTATCTGTTCCGCATTTTCTTGGGATGAGACAAAAGAAGGACGTGAATTCTGGAGTAACCTATCTCGTAAGTGGTGTGAGCTATTGACAATATTGGAGAGAACTGATTATGAAATATCCGAGAACATATCATCTACCTTTTTCACCAGGTGCAACGAAGGATGATAAGAAATTACAAGGTGATTGGTTTGATTTCTATCGTGGTAAGAAGATAGTCTTCACAGAGAAACTTGACGGAGAGAACACCTGTCTCTGCCAAAGTGGAGTCTTTGCACGTTCCCATTCAGCAGAGACTAGGAGTCCCTGGTCAATCAATCTGTGGGGCCAAGACGGACTCTACTGGAGAATCAAGAACTCCATAGGAAATAATGAGGAAATCTTCGGTGAAAACCTCTATGGAGAGCATTCTATCATCTACGATAAGCTTCTTAACTACTTCCACATATTCGCAGCCAACGACGGTGAAAGATGGTACTCCTGGGACGAAATTGTCGAAATGGCATTCATCCTGGATGTTCCACATGTGCCAGAACTGTACACATGTGAGGCAGAGTCGGAGAAACAGATTGAGGAAATCATAGCAGACCTCATGAAGCAACCCTCAACCTACGGCAAGGAGAAGGAAGGTATCGTCATGAGGATAACAGACTCATTCGCCATAGACTATTTCCCACACTATGTCTGCAAATATGTAAGACCAAACCACGTCCAGACGGATGAGCATTGGACTAGAAATTGGAAAAAGGCTAAACTACTTGACCTATGAATAAGAAACTTTCAATAAACGGTAGAACATCAGTTCGTGTCCTCCATAGGGAAGAAAGAACAAAGGAAATGCCAAAGTATGGAGACTTCCTTGTAAGATACACCTCGTCAGAAATACACGGTGAAAACTTTCTTATTGTGGAAATATTCAAGGAAATGACAGATTATGGTATTGTTGCCTGCCTGGTGTGGTGGAACTTTAAGGATGGACGTGGAAATCTAGAACCGCTTCAAGATGAGCACCATTCATATTATATGGGAAATGGATACGACACTTATAAGGCTAACAACTATGAGATACAATTCCTCGTTGAAAAATTGAAGGAAGTGGGGTATAGATGGGATTTTGAAAGTAAACAATTAATAAGAATATAGCAATGGTAGGAAGAACTAAATTTTTCGAAGAAGCTAAGGTAAACGACAAGGTTTACAAGCTCTCACTGATAGATTCAATCATCTACAGATATCCAAATAGTGAGGCGATTAAGGAGCTGACAATAAGTAGCATCGTCAGATATCCAAGCAACATGTATCTCAATCTCTCAGATGGTGTCACAACAATCACACCACGAAGAGCATTGGCTAGCTACGTGAACGAAAGGGACGATGATGAGATTGGTCTCTCAATTGACGTGTATGCCCTCACAAAGAGGGAATGCATCAGTGCAGTCATCGCTGAGATAAACAAGCGTAGGACAAAGCTAAGAGGTATTGAGAAACGTTGTAGGGAGTCAGACTCAGAACTGGACATCGCATGTATCGAACTCATGGACATTAAGCCAGATGAAGAGGAAGCGATGTCTGAAGAGGAGTTTGCTAACGCAGCCCTTGAGTAAAAAAAATGTTAAAAATCGAGGTAATTTTTGGTTATCTCGATTTTTTTGTCTACATTTGCACCAGAAAATATTAGTGAAGTATGAAAGATATTAAAAAATTAAATGAGGTGAAACCTGGCGATATCCTCTATTGCATCGCCTATAGTCACAACGGAAAGGAAATCTCAATTGTAGAGATTACCGTAAAAGAAGTCATTACGGATGGTCCTGACATCAAACGTCACATCTACTCCAGAGAAGCCATACTCGTTAAGGAAAAAGTACCAAATTCTCCAGAACCTGCTGGTGAATATGTAATTGACCAGTACTATCGTGGCGATGAATGTATGACTCACTCTCACGGCATCTATACAACTTTCATTGAGGCTGCTACTGAGGCACGGAAAGAAATTGATGGAAGATTCAAATTGTATTCCAGAGAAGAGGAAAAATATGCCAAGAAGAAGCTTGACGCATTCTCAAGCCTCATGGACTTACATGCTGAAATACTCAAAAAATTAAAGGAGGAGGAAGTATGAAGCCAATAGTAAACATTGCTAGAGAATACGCAGAGAAGAACTTCACCAAGGAGTTCCTTGAAACTACCACAGATTCATGGTACTTTGATGCTCTGGACTGGTTCGAGTATACTTATAAGGTCACTCCAGAAAGTCAAGAGGCCAACGAGTTCTCTGAGAAAATTCAGTACCAGTTCGACAGGTACTACACCATGTATTTCGGTAAGCGTGATGACTACTACTACCTCAAGGGTATTATGTCAGACATGAAGGAAATACACGATAAACTTGAGGAAATCCTCAAGCGTGGTACTGTTCAACCTCATGGTGCTACCTTGAAGGACTGTATGAAGAAGCTCAACAACATGCGGTTCTCACTTGGTCTCGTGAGAAGTTCACTTAACAGACAATATAGTTTTGAGGAGGATAATAAAAGTGAAATAACATGAAGATAATTAAGAAAATCTACACCATCCTGGCACTATTATTCAACTTCATCATACGGAGGGAGAACTACAAGCTCACCTTCATCTGTGAGGATGATAACGGTGTCAGAAGATGGTACTACAAGTTCAATGG